AATACATAAGATAATCCTGTTTGTAATTTTATAGAAACTTGAACAGTTCCATCAAATGCTGTTAAAGGAGTGATTACAAGATTTCCAGTTGTTGAAGCAGTAATAGGAATAGTAGTGGTTGCAGTTATACCTGCTGTACTCACTCCTCCAAATGCTACAGTAACACTTCCTGCAGTTCTACCTGTTACAGTGATTACTAATTCATATACACTATTAACTACAGCAGCTAATGAATTAGAAAGTGTAGTTGTTCCTGTAGTGTGTGTAAATCCTGTTCCATAGCTACCTGTCCATCCAGCTGTTGTTGTCCATCCAGTACTTGATAGTAATTCAGATCCTAATTTTTTAGCACAATAAAATCTCACTTTAAAGTTACTAATTGTTGCTGCTACAGTTGTTGTTAATGTTACATCATTACAACATTCATAAGTTGAAATTTCTTTCCAATTTCCATTTTTAGGTTTAGAACGTCTAAGCACTGAGCTTCCTGGAATTATACGTCCATTTCCATCATATCTTATATACCCTATAAGATCACGTTTGTTTGGTGTCATTTTATTTATTATTTAAATTAGTTAATATTTATTTTTTAAGAGTACACTCTTATTTCTAATGTTGCTTTATCTATACTGTCATTTTGAAAATTACCTGTTGGACTTTGTGATAATATAGTTACGGAATTTACATTATTGGCTTTTGCTATTAGTGTAGTATTACCATTTGATTCATTAATAAAACAAGCTGTTTTGTTAAGTGTGAACAACCCTGTAGAAACTGCTGAATAAAATCCTGTAGCTGTATATGTAAATGTTATAGTTCCAATAGTATTTTCTAATACAATAGAAGTAGGTGGATTTGTTCCTGATTGTGTTATTAAAGCTGTATATACTTTATATGGAGGAGCGGTTGTTGTGGTTGTGGTTGTAGAAACTACAGGAGGAATAAAAGATTTTATGTATTGTTCGAGATTGAACCAATACTTTGGTGCTATTGTTCTTTCATCCCAAAAACCAGGTTTTATAAATATAGACATATTAATTATAGTTTAAGTTATATTTTATTGATAATTCTTTTAATTTATTTGTGTAATACCATGTACAATACTTTTTTGATTCTTCATTGTTAAGAATAACATCTAAATAAGCATCTTTTATTGGATTAGAGCCTTGATGGTATTTTCCTTTGTAAAAAGCTGGATAACCATTTCCTGTTTCAGAAACTATTCCTGCATTATGAAGAATAGGATATGTATCTATTTTACTTATTGGATCTGTACTCCAAGCAAAATCTAATTCTTTAGCAACTTTACTTTTTCCAAATTTCCATAGATTGTATTGTAATGCCCAAAGGTCACTGCACCAAGACTGGATACCTGAGTTTTCATTTTTAAAAAACTCTTTATTAAAGTTTAATAAATGTGTTCTAATAACTAAAACATCTTTCTCCACTTTCTTCCAAAAATCAGAATTAATGTTTTTTAGTATATATTGTACACCTCCTGTGTTTGAATTATTGTTTAATACTGTTTGTTTATCTATTCCTGTTATTGTACAAAGTTCTTTTACTACATCTCTTTTTTTGTATTCTTCTAATTTTTCTGGAAGAACATCTTTTATTTTACTTTCAAAATAAGAGTTATTTAAATAAGAATTAGCATCACTAACATAATTAACATCATCTTCTAATAAATGATTTATATTTAATGATTTTAACCAAAGAATATCACTATCTGTATATATAATTGTTCTATCTTGTAATTCTGGAAAAGCTTCAAAATGTTGCCAAAGAATATGTGGTCTTAATATAGGAATATAAGTTCCTAAATGTTGTTGAATTCCCCTATCTTGATAAGTAAATATGTTTATATTAGGATAACATTCTTTTAGTTTATCCCAATTAGAGTTATGTGGTCTTCCTATAGGATTATATAAAAGAATATGTATTTGATCTTCTGTAAATCCTTGTTCTAAACAAGACTCTATAAATAAATGATTTTGCCATACAAAATAGGTGTCTGTCGGTTGAGCTGTGCATAATATAACATCTTTTTTCATAAAATTTCCTGTAGAGTTTTATTGTTATTTTTTATTCTAAGGTTGTGGACATACATCTATATTTAATACTAATCCATTAGCATCAACATATAGTATTCCTCCCACTCCATCCCATCTATCATAATATCCTTCAGAAGCATTAGTTGTTCTTTCCAAATCAAGATATATATGACATCCAATAGTAATAATATCAATACATGCTTGTTCCATGTATAAATTAACTGGTGTAGAAATACAAGCAGATTCACAAGGTACACAACCTCCAGAATAGTAGTTACCATTTATTAAAACTAATGGAGCAGTAGTAGTGGTAGTAGTTGTAGTGATTGGGGGATTACCTGCAACTTGTACAGCTCTCTGTAATTGTTTTGTTATTTCCTGTAATAGTTTGGCTTCTTGACTCCATCCTATTTGTGCATTTGATGTTCCCATAATTATACAAGTCTAATTTTTACAACTCCTGCTGTATGATATAATCCTCCAACAGGTATTCCTCCTGCTGCTGCTAAAGCATCTGATGCATAATTACTTGAAGTTTCTAAAACAGTTAATGTTCCACTTTGATTAGGCAACTTCCAAGTTCTATCATCTGTGATATTGTTAAATGATAATCTACCTAAATATTTATTTACACCACCTAACCACTTTGAAAATACTGTTTGATTATCAGCATCTGCAGTAGCGTTATATCCAAAAAGATTGACGTTCTTATAAGTATTGTTTTTTCCTGCGCTATTACCAAAAGCGTTTACGTGTACTCCTGAATTTCCACTACCCGAATCTGCACCTATGGCATTAACATTATCTCCTGAGTTATTATTTGCAGCGTAATAACCAATAGCATTTACATCATTTCCTGTATTTTCACGAGCAGAAGATAAGCCAAAAGCGTTAATACTTGTGCCTGTATTATCTTGTGCTGCTTGTTGCCCAAAAGCATTTACATAAGCTCCTTCGTTCCTTACACCAGCTTCTGTACCTTGAAAATTATTGTTATCAACTAAATCGTGGTTATTATCTAAAACCTGTTGAAGTGTTGGAACTCCACCGCTTGAAGCAATAGTTTTTATTAATCTATCTATTAACTTAGAAATTTGCCAAAGTAAATTACTTTCATTACTCCATCCTATTTGTTTTCTGCCTATTGCCATAATGATTTTATTTTAATTATACAAATATATTAATATTTATTTATAATTGATTATATTTTTATTATTTTTTTTTCTAACAGCTAAAACATTATCCAAAACAAACAAACTCAAACAGAAATAGAATAAATAGGTATTTATAAAATTTATGTTTGGAATAAACATTACTAAAAATGCTCCAGCAGTAAATCCAATCCACGACAAATTACCATCACTTTTGCTTACAGGGTCACCAAAAAGCATATATCTTACTCCCTCGTATGCGTGACCTAATCCGTAGCCAATCGCACTTAGTACAAATCCTAAAACTATTTTTTGCCAAGTCCATAAGTCCAAGTCAAGTAACCCTAATCCTTTGTAAGCAAGTGTTAAAAACCCCACTACGTGCATTACGTTTCTAAATTGATGGTACGTTTTTCTCATTTTATTATTATTTTATAATTATAATTATTTCCAAACTCCTGCAACCTTTATATTTGGTGTTGCTATTTTCCATACTCCTCCCACTTTTATATATACAATAGCTATTTTCCAAACGCCTGAAACTTTAATCCATGCTTTTGTAGTAACAGGAGTATTACTTTGTAAAAGCGTTAATAACATTATTTATTTTTTAACTTTTCAATTGTTTGTTCAACTTGTATGATTTCTATATCTATTTTATTAACCAAATCTAAATTAGATAATTGGATATTAGAATGTTTTTGAGATTTAAGATATTCTAGTCTTATCTCACATTGATTAATTAATATATCTATTGTCATTTTTTATAATATTAAAATTATGTCCAAAAAATTAAGCAACGGAAACATTCTGCAAAAGATGCACGATTTAACCATATATATTTTAATCCATCCTTAGTTGTAAATATTTCCATTCTGTTTCCTATAACTGCCGTTGGCGGAGCGTAAGGGTACATAGAAGCACCATTTACTCTACCAGTTACCACATTTAAGGACATTACCCTCTGCGTGGCATCCTTGTGAAAGAATATATTATCAGCTCCATCATAAGCAGTCATTGTTCCTGTAGATAAAGTTTCGGTTAGTGGCGAAGTAAACATTTGATTGCATCTATCAGTAGTTAAGTCAAATCTGTCAAATCCTATAGCACCACCGCCACGAACAACAAACATATACTTTCCTCTTGTGGCTAAATCACTTGTACCAAATGCCCAGTTAACATTAGTTCCTTGATTTTTTTGTGCTTGTTCTAAAATTACATATTCTGTTACTAATGTAGTTGGTGCAGTAATTGCTGGAAAAGTAAGTGTATTGGCAGTATTAGAAGTAATATTCACTTCTGCACTAAAACCTGTCGTAGTTAATATTCTCAATCTTTTTCCTGCCCAAATATTATTTGCCCAAGATTTAGTTGTATCTTGTAAAGTTGTAGCTGACTGCGTTCCTGTTGCTACTCCAAAGTCAGCAGCACCAATAGCTGTTGAAGTTGATATAGCGTATCTACTTACTCCGTTTGTCGGAGCAGTACCAACTGCCACAAGAGTTAAAGTAGTGGCTGTGTTACTTGCTATTCTAAACGCTTGACCAGCTGTACTACCATTTGCAGCAGTAACCGCACCTGTGTACATATAAACAGTTTGTCCTGCCCATTGATTGACAGTCCAGTTCTTTGTAGCATCTACCAATACAGTAGTTGATTGAGATGAAACAATTGTAGTTGATGCTGGAGTTCCTGCCATTACATAAGTAAAAGTAGTTGCTGATGGAACGGTAGCAATAGCCACATTTGTTACGTTAAAGTTAGCATCTGTTGCGCCTCTTACAGTTACTAATTGCCCCACTTTGAATTGATGCGGATGAGCTGTGGTAGCTGTTGCTGTACTTGTAGCATTTGCAAAAGAAGCAATAGCAACAGGGTTATGTCCTTCAACTGTTGCAGCCGCATTTCTAGCAATACCGAAGTCTTGCTGTCTTCCAAAAGTTGGTACTTGCGAATCTATATTGTGTATTGCTAAAGCATTAACACCCCCTAATTGAATGTATAGTTTGTTTGGGTCGCCTTGTATAGCAAAAACAGAAGTGTTATCTGGAGTAGTTGCCCAAGTTCCTACAATGGTTAATGCTGTAGCTGTATTAGAAGCAATAGGTCTAAGCTGTCCTGCTCCTGTTCCTGCTAATATTCTAACAGCATAATTTCTCCATCTGTTAACCTCCCAAGATTTTGTACTATCTGTTATTGTTGTAGATGCTCCTGCTGTAGCAATTCCCGCATCAAAACCAATTATAAAATAACGACTAGTTGCAGTTGGAGCAGTACCAGCGGTTGCCCAAGTAAGTGTGTTTGCTGTATTGGAAGCAATTCGTCTAATTTGTCCTGCACCTGTTCCCGAATAAATGTAAACCCAATAATCTTTCCATTGATCTGTAGTCCAAGCCGCTCTATCAACTCCTTGTGAAGCATCTACAAGCGTTGTTGTTGTACTTGCTGCCGCTGCAATACCTCTTTCCCAAATAGATGAGTTTTCGGTAGTTCTTTCAATACTAAGATCATTTCCTGCTGCTGCAAAAATATTTTGCATTGCTGGCATGACGTACCAAGTATCTGAAATTTGATCGTATGCTTGCATCGTAAAAAATGGCGCACTTGTATTATTAGAAACTAATATCACCAATCCTGATTGTACTCTGAAAACAGAAGTAGCATCAGGAGTTACACCCCAAGCCGAGTCAAGTGTTATAACTTGCGATTCAATAGAATAAACAGCTTGTGAACCCGCTGTTGCGTTAATTGCAGGGTTAAATATTGCAGGGTTATTCCAAGTTTCATTCATTTGGGTAGTATCTGCCAAAACAATTTGAGTAGCAGTATTAGATAATATTCTTCTAATTTGAGAAACTCCTGCGTTTCCTGCAATACGCAAAGTGTAACCAGCGTATTGATTACCAGAAAATGCTTTTAATGTATCTGTAATATTTAAAGCTCCTGCTACGTTGTTGACTGCTGTAACTATTCCGCTATCTGCAATAACTGGTTCTGCTACTCCTGTGATAGTTCTACGTTGTCCTGCACCTGTGCCTGAAACAATTTCAACATCATATCCTTTTAAAGATTGCATTGTAATTGACGGAATAGTAAGCGTGTTTGCTGTTGCTGCAATAACGTTTCCATCTATGCCTAATGCACCGCTATACTTCATAGCACTAAAGTTAACAGGAGCTATTGGAGGTGTAGATACTGGCAAATACATATCAGTCCAAGTATCGTGTTTTACAAACGAAGTTGCAGAAATTAAATAATAGATGTATCTACCGTGCTCTTCTGGCATAAAATTACCATTATCTGCTGAACAAGAACTTGATATTGCTGAACTTACTGCAGGTGCAAATCTTGTCCACTCCCATACAGGTAAATCTACTTGTTTTGTTAATGTATTATTTGTTAATGCTGGCATAATTATTTTTTAATTATTAAAAAGTTAGTTTTGAACGAATTGAATTCTCATATGTTTGTCTTGCTATGTTTATGTACATTTCTCTATCCATTCCTGCAAGAGAGGTTTGAGCAGCCACGTTAGTGACTGATGATACTGTAGAAACTGTAGAAACTGTGGCTAGTGTTAAGTTACCTGTAATTGCATCTATTGTTACTCTTTGTCTTTGGGCGGAGTCTACAACTTGCAATGATTCACAAACCTTTACAAGTCGCTGAATAATTGCCAATAAATCTTCTACTCTTGCCTCTTGAACTGGCATAGGGTTTTCTTCGCTTACATCTATTGCTATACCATTTGCGCCAACAGTGGGTTTAATTCTTTGATATAAAACGCCATCTATTTCATCTGCCGCTACTATTGCACCTGTTCCTGGTGTATATCCTACATTATCTGCCATAATTTTTATTTTTAAATGTATTGTAAATAAATATCTCCATCTACTCCTCCTGATGGAGCTGCTGTTCCTGATGTTATTTCTTTTTGTTTACTGTTCCATACACTAGCACTTGTTATTCTAGCATCTGCTAATGTTCCTGCCCATGTAATAGTGTGCGTTGTTCCAGAGGAAACCATAGTAACATTAGTGTCATTAGCAAAGTTTTGTACTTGTACAGTTAAACCATTTAATGCAGTTATTCCTGTTGAAAATGTAGTTATAACTTGACATAAATTACTATCTTCTGTATGAAGTGTAATAGTTCTACCACTATTATTAACATATATTCTAACTGCTAATCTATCAGTTGTTAACAATGTTGTTTGTGGAACTGCTAATGCACTTATATATAAATCTACAACTGTTCCACCTGTTATAGCTTCAGGGTTTATTGAATTAGATGCTAGTAATGATAGAGTTGTTCCATCCCATTTATATAATTCTATATAAAATGATGGAGTTCCTCCTCCACTTGATGCACTAAAATAAGTTTCAAAGTTCCAATTACCTGCTGGTATTTCTAATAAATTTGGAACTCCTGCATCAGTTATAAATGATTGAATATATCCATTTGTTGCTATTGTAAAGTCTGTACCTGCTCCTAATATTGGTGTTCTATCCATTTCTCTAAACGAAACACCACCAAATGTTCCTTGTGATACACTTCCATTTAAATAATAAGATAAAGAAGCACCACCCCCTGTTGAGGTTGGAAAATTAGCAAGTGTTCCATCACCTCTTATATATTGAGACACTACACCAGCACCTGTAACAGTTAATGTTCCTGTACCTGTTACAGGACTACTTGTTACATTAAATGCAGAAGGCATTGATAATCCTACCGAAGTAACAGCTGTAGTTAAATATGTATTAGTGTCTAAAACAAATGTACCAACAGCAGTCATTTTTACAAATGGTGTACCTGTAGTCCATGATGGATAATTTAATGCTCCCCATGTTCCTACAGTTGGTATAGTTGGAAAAGTTGCTAAAGAACCATCACCTCTAATATATTGACCAGTTGTTCCTGTTGGTTTAGGAAAGTAATTTGTAGAAAGATATGTAGTTAAATCTGTTTGTGCTGTTATTGTTCCTGTTATACTTCCCCAAGTAGCTCCTGAAACTGTCCAAGTTCTATTTGCAGATAAATCAAATGTTACTCCATTTATTGTTAATGTTCTACTTGTAGGGACATAATTTGTTAATGTAGGAATATCTGCAGCTACTAATGCTCTAAATGTTGGAACTCCAGAAACTCCATTTGGACTAGCATAAAATAAATTTTGTGCTTGGGATATTTTAGAGAATGAAATATTAGGTGTACTTGTTGGAGAGGTAACTATAGAATTAAATAAAGGAGACAAATTACCAGCAGAAAAACTTGTAACAGTACCAGTTCCAGGAAGTCCTGAAGACTTTATCTTTCCATATTTATCATATACTTGTATCATGTAGTTTCTGCTGAAATATAATATGTTGTATTAATTTGAGTAGACTCTAAACGAATATAATCTCCTTGAGAGAGTGTATAAATAGTTGTATCTCTTACAGTGTCTCCAGCATCTAAATCAAACCTATAAATAGGAATTTCATGAATACCTGGACCAGTTTCAAATCTACTAACTGTTAACGTATAATTAGAACTTATATTGTTTATAATAATTAGAGAAATTTCCATAGAAGAAGCTGTACAATTAATTCTTGTACTTCCATCTAATGCAATTTTTCCTTGATATACTACATTCATTATATTCTACCTTGACCAACATTTTTCTTTTTATAATTTTTACTAGTTTTTAAACTAGAAGTTTTAGCTTTAGCATGTACACCAGGACGATTAACACTTGATGTAATTTTATTTTCTATAGTGTTAGTTACTTTTGCCATTATATTTTATTTAATTGGAAGTGCATACCGTCTCGACGAGTCCAAGTTCCTCCCCAATCAAAACCAGCATCAATAAAACATTTTACAAACCCTGATGAAAGTTTTGGTGTAACACCTAATCCATTTTCAAATGCATTAACATCTATTGCTACACCCCAAGAATGTAATGATTGAGAGCTAAGTCCTCTTTTTTTTCTAATATTAAAACATCCATCCCATGTTTTAAGTTCATTTACAAATCCTCTAGAAATTAAATTCTTAAATGCATTTGTTAATGGTGTTATCATTGCTTTATTACAATATAATCTTTTTGGTATAACGCCAATTTCTAAATTAGATGGAACATCCCACATAACCATATAAGTTCCTTCATCATGTGTAGTTAATGGATCTCCCCATTTATCAAAACATTGTTTACTTGTCACCATTGGTTATTTTTTATTTAAATTGATTTTCCAATACATTCCTGCACCATATGTTAGTGAGCCATCAAAATTTACGCCAACATTAGCTTGATATATTCTATCTTTTCTATCCTTATATAAAAGACCAGGAGTAAATAATTGTATACTTGTCTTGTCACCAAACAAATTACCTCCTATATACAATTGTCTTTTAGGATCTGGTTGTTTTATAATTGTAATTGTCTTAGTGACAAGAGGTATTTTATAGTTTTTAAATATGGTTCTTTCTTTTAACTTGTTTTGATACACTGTATCTATCACTGTAATTACACCTAAACTATCTAGTTTAATTGTATCCTTATATGTAGTTTGTCTATTATATTGTTTATTACAACTATCTATATCTGTAAATATAGGAATGTCTTGTGTAATATATTTTACATCTGTAACTGTTACTTTTTTAAATACAGTGTCATGTGTTTCTTTAAATACAGTGTCATATTGAGTTGTAATAATAGGATCTTTAGGAATAAATTTAGAATCACAACCTCTCATTAAAATAATTATAACTATAAGAATTATAATTAAAATATATTTATAATCAAATTTCATATTATTGTTTTTGTTTTTTATGTTTCTCGAATTCAGCTTTCAGTTTATCATAAAGAGATTTTAAATCTTCATAAAGACGTTTTAATTCTTCATTTTCTTTGGCTAATTCTCTATGCAATTTTTCCCAGTTTTGCGACTGCTCAACCTCCTTTGCATAGGCAATTTGTATAGAGTTAAATTGTTCTTGCATTAAAGATGCTTGAGAACGAAGTTCATCAATTTGTTTTCTAAAATATTCTTTTTCTGCTTTAAATTCATTAACAATAGCATCTTTATCTGATTTAAGAGCATCTTTATCTGTATTAGCTTGTACAAGCAAACTTTCGTAAAGCTCTCTCACTTTAACAGCGTAATCTACTTCTGCAGAATCAATCTCTACATCTCCTTTTTTTAGAAGTTGTTTTTGTTGTTGTTTGTTTATTAAATAATTAATAATAGTAGTTAATGTTCCAGTACCAACTATTGCTTGCCAATTTTCTAAAAACCAATTCATTTCTTTTTATTTAAATATATTAATGAACTATTTTAAGAACATCTCCTGTACGATAAATTTGACCAGCAACTAATCCCGCTAATAATGCAGCAGAGTTATTAGCATATTGAGGAGGGATAACAGGAGTAGTTAATACAACACTCCAATCAGAAGCTCCTGTTCCTACAGATTTAGCAAAATATAATACAGATTTAGCTGTATTTAAATACAGTTGTCCTAAATATGTAGCGGATGTACTAGGAGCTAAAGATCCAGATAGCGGTACTAATCTAGTATTTATTTTTTCTAATATTGTCTCTAAATCATCTAAAGGAGCAACATTAATATTAGAAAGAAAAGAGCCATTATATAAAATGCATTTAGCATTTTCATATGTGGCACATGTTGGGCAAATTGCAGCTGTTCTCATGTGAGCAAAGTTAATTATTAATTATGTATTTTGAAAGGGGGATTATTAAATAATTGGGATAATATAGCGTTTCTATCTACTTCTTGATTCTTTTGTAACTCTAATACCCATTTCTTTTGCAAGTTCAGGATATAAGTAAGGAAGAACTTCATTTTGAGCTTGAGATAACCCTGGAATTATATTAAATGTATATTTTAAACCATGTGCTTTTTTCATCATTTCTTCATCATCTGTAGCTATTCCTATTCCTTCACTTCCTACTTGTTGTATAATTTTTAATCCTTTAGATAAAAGCCCTACAGATGGAAGTAAACTTCCTTTAGTTATAGATTCAAATGATATAGGATTGTAATAGAATGACACCTCATCAGATATTTTATTAATAGTTTTAGCCCACCATTTATATCTATTTTTTTCAGCATCTGTTGCATCCTCTGGTGGTTCAGCTGCAGCTGCTGCTAACACTAAAGCTAATGTTCCAAATAATAAAGCAAATTCTTTTGATTGATTAACTAATTGTTCTCTCATTAAATCATAAAACTCTTCTTGGGTTATTTCTAGTTCTTGTCCAGTTTTTTTGTAATGTTCTATTTTTTTAGCTTCTAATAATTCATCTAATATTTTAAGGCCTTTTTCAGTTCCATTAATAATATCAATCATTGATGTAATATTAGCTGCTCCTAAAAATGCTGCTGTTTTAAAGAATGCTCTTGTTCTACCATATTCCCATGTATCGAGTTCAACATTCTTTTTAATATCCATTCCTCTTGCTGTAACAAGTTTAGGAATCCAGTTTTTGAACATCATAAATGAACTGAACATTGTATCTCGTCTATAATCAGCTTTGTTAGTAAGACTCATTTGACCATTTAGTGTTCTACCATATTCTGTTACTTGTAAACTAAATTTAGCAACATTTAAATCACTTACACCTGGTATAACTGTTTCTCCATTCTCTATCTTAGCAATATTTTTTAATGCTCTAGGATCTTTTTTTAATTCTTCTACTCTTTTTTCAAAGGTATTTTCTAATGCTTTTCTTTCACTAACAGATAAATTATATTTAGTTTGTCTATCTTGTTCTTTTAAATACTTTCTTATGTTTCTAATTTCACCATCAATTACAATTGAATTATCAATAAAACTTAATGCATTAGCAAATTGTAGTTTTCTCTCAGGAAAAGAGTTAGTAATTTGCATAACATCTGTAAAAGTCCATGTAGAAAGATATTCAATATATCCTTGTTTCCAAGCAAGTTTTCTTCTTTCTTCTTGAGTAACATCTTCATTTAAAGGATGTATTAAATCTAATAGCCCTCTTTCTATTGTAGATATTTTACCTGTAGTAACTTTTAAATTATTTTTTTCAAAATCACCCCAGAAGTTATAATAACCTCCTGCTTGTATAAATGCATTAAATTGATTACCAAACCAGTTAGCAATTGAAATAGCTGGTTTAAGTCCTACAGCTAATGATTGAACCCATGTATCTGCTGTAGATATTAATTTTTTTGTAGCCACTTCATATTTTTCTTTACCTTCATCTGTTTTTCCTAATTTAGAAGATAGAGAAGAAATAGCAATATTACCTAATGAACTTTGATTTTCTTTTAAGCCATAAAGTTCATCATCTATAATTACTTGTAATAAATCAGCATTTTTATTTTCAGCAAGATTAACTTTTGGTATTCTGTTTTCAAATACCACTTTACCATTTTCTATTATAAGACTTCCTTTAGCTTTTTCAACAGATTGTAATGTAATTAATGTACTTTCTAAATTCTTTTTACTTTCATATTCTTCCAATGATTTAATCCAAAGAGCCCCAACTTTATTAAGATCTGTAGAAAGTTGTTCAACTGCCTTATCTGTTCTTGTAAAGAATTTAGGAATAATTTTTTTAACTTTACCTGTTTCAGGATCGAGTTTAGAAAACTGCTGTTCTTCATTGACTTTTATTTTATAAAAATCTTGAAAGAAATCTTTTGTTTGTCCTGTTATACTAGTAGTTTGATAAAACTTATTTAATATTGTAGCTTCTATTAGAGGAAAGAAGGAGTCTTGATATTCTGGTATATATCCTAAACCTTCAGCTCTTTGATTTAATTGTGTAAAATAATTCCAAACATCTAAAGCAGCTTTGCTCTTAGACATTTCTAAATATTCTTTTGAATAATTTTTTTCTTCTTTGAAAGATTTATTAAATAAATAACCAAATGTTCTATCATTATACCCATTAAAAGAATCACTAGTTATATCTAATGCATTCTTTACAGCTTGTATAGCATACTCTTTATATCTTTCATTAGTTTCTTCATCTGATGAATATTGTCTTTTACTAGCATCAATTATTCTTTGCTCCATAGCTGTTTTAGCAAGAGCATTATATTTATCTAAATCTAAATTTTCTAAAAAGAATTTTTTATTCTTGTCTTCTTTAGCTTTGTTAACTATTTTCCAAAATTCTGGATTAATTTTTTTAATTAAAGATAATTCTTTATCAGATTTTATAGCTATCATATCAAAAGCTTTTATTCCTCTAGCTCTTGCTTCTTTTTCTAATGGTATTAATAACTCTCCAAACTCTTTAATTTGTTTATTAATCTTACCATCTGTTACTTTTTTAGCAACCATTATAAGATTAGTAGCTAAGTTTATTATTTTAGAAGATAATTTACTTCCTTCAGAAAAAGATTTTGACATTCCTACAATAGTAGCTTCAGCATCTAGTACAGATAATTGTGTATCTTCTGTTGTAAACTTTTCTCTTAAAGCTATTTCTACAACAAATTGTTTTTGAAGATTATCTATCACCTTAAGCATATTATCTGTAGCTCTAGAGATATTTGTAAGATCATCAACTATTTTTTGGCCTTCTTTAGTTAATTCTTTTCTAGGATAGTATGAAAGAAATGTTTCATCTAAATCTCCATATTTTTTTGCTCCCTCTTCATAAGCAATTAAATCTTCTAATTTTTTATTTAATTCTACATCACTTAATTCTGCAAACTTTATATTTTTAAATTCTTTTAATGTATCTGCAGCATTATTTAAAAATGTTTTACCAACATTAACTAATGGTTCAAAATCAAGTCTTAAATGTAAGAATCGAATAGCTTTACTAAGTTCTGCTAAATCAGCAATTCTTTTATCTTTATTTTCAAAAACTACAGGCTTACTATATAACTTATCCCATTGAGCTTGTAATGAATTAATTAATTTATCTACTTGTTCATTACCTGTTGTTTCAGATAAGATTGGAACAGGAAGTAAGTAAAGATTAGTTTCCTTAAGAGAGTCTAATTTACCTATTTCTAATTCTGTTGGAACTAATCCAGATTTCTTATCTCCTGCTATCCTATAATCATAATTAACTATAAAAGGAATCATACGTGCTTTACCAATTTGATTTTGTGAAGCACCATATGTATAATCAATAGCAACAAATTGTCCCATTTGAGGAACCCAGTCTTTTATTTTGTCTCTTGATATATCGTCATATCTAGTTTTATCCACTGTAGTAAACTTCCAGTCAAGAGTATCGATTTTCATATCATAAGTTCCATCCTTCTTTTGGAAAGGATATACAGCTTTAAAGTCCACTCTAGAACCAATCATTCCTTTTTCCTTTAAGTTAACAACCATTTCTTCTATAAGAAATCTCGTTCCAGGAGGATATGATGCAATAAGTTCTTTTGCAAAGTTTTTTAATTGTTTTTGTAAACCTAAACTTAATGTAGAATTTATAGGATTGTCCTCAAATACTGGTTTTCTATAACCATCTTGATCAATAAGATTTGTAACAAAATATCTTTCTAAAAATCTGTGTCCTTCATTTCCCCAATCTTTTTTTTCATTATCTGTAGCTTCTTGTTCAGCTGTTCTTTCTGGAAATTTTTTATTCTTTTTTATTTTTTCTGTAATAGTTGTAGCTACAGATTGTCCTTTAAATGTATAACCTCTTTTTTGAGTTATATTACCTTGAGCATCTTTTATTTCAGGAATATAAACCATTTCTTTAGCATAACCTTTTACTTTATTATAAAAGTTATCTATTTTAGCTTTAACACTTCCATCTACTTGAAAATAAATTCCTTCAGTTTTTATATCAGCCACTGTACCAGCTTTACCAGATTTAACTATTGTTCCTGCTGTTTGGAATATATCAATATTAGATTTTCTATACACACCTCTAAGTTTATCTAGAATCATATCCCACAAACTTTGAACCCAATTTCTTGTTTCCTCTTCCATCAGCTCAGGATATTCTGTAGAGCCCTCAGATTGATAAACTACCACCTCAGATATAAGTTTATCCACAGCTTCTTTTTTAATCTTTCTAATGTTAGGTTTTCCATTAGCAAGCTGATACTCTTTCTTCTTACTATAAACCTCTAACACTTGCTTATAGATTTTAAATCTATCTATCTTACTGATAAGTTCTGTTATAAGTTTTGGATCAGTTTGTTCTAATATAGCTGTTGTTATGTGAACAATCTCCTCAATCAATGCTACACCTTCTTTTCCTTGTGCAATAGCTACTGCTCCTTTCATAAGATCAGCAAGTCCATTTACATTCTTAACATCTACATTAGGATTAGCTTTAGCGTAATCAAGTAAGTCTTGAATATCAATACCCATTTGCTCAGCAGCTTGTCTCATCATAGATACAGTTTCATCTGAAGCTTTAGATGCAGCCATATCTTCTGATTGAAATAATATAGTTTGTTGTTCTCTCTCAGCAACAATCTCTACTTCATTCCATGTATTACCATACTCATCAGTAACTTGTTTTATATTTTCTTTACCATATTGTTTGTTAAGAACATTCTTTACAGTGTTTTCATAGAAGTTATATATAGGTTTAAGAGCACCAAATCCTTCTGGACCTTCTACTCTCTCAAGTTCTTGTTTAAGTTGGTTTATTTCATTATTTGTATCATCTAATTCTTTTTGCGTCAAAGACTCTTTTTCAATTTTTAATGTTGGATTATTACTTTTTAATACATTGATGTCAGAATCTATTGGAGCTATACCCATTGGAAACCCAGTGCTATCAGTAAGTACATATCTACCTTTATTAACTTTATCCTCAAGCTCTTTTAACCTATCTTCTTTCTGTTTTTTAAACTGCTCTAATGTTGTGTGTCCTTCCACTTTACTAGCTGTATCACCAGAAGGGAATAACACTTTCTCATATCCTTTCTTAGAACTATCTTGTACAATAGATTTAACAAAGAATGTTACCCAGTTAGATCCTTGGTTTAATAATTGAAGGAATTGATTATTAGAATCAGTTATATACTTTTTAAAGTCTAAGTCTTTAAATCCAAAGTCAGATGTTTTTTGTATTTTTACATTTTTACCATTAGATAACTTTATATCTATTACATCATCATCTTCTGCATTTTTAAATTGTTCACTTTTAAAAACTTCATCTTTATTATATTCTTCTTTAACTATTTTTTTTTCGTCTCTACCTTTCTGAAATAAGTCAGATTGTACTTCTAATATTCTACGAGTTTTAGTAGATTTGTTAGTAGGTACTATTACTTTACCATTAACCTCTTTCGCTGTCCATAAATCTATTTCATCTTCAACATTTTCAGGAGTTTCTATAATAGATTTATCATCGCTACGAAACCATCCTATGCCATTATCAGTAGCAAACTGAGCATGTCCTTTAATAGAAGGTGTAATAGCTGGTGTAGCTATTTCATTCTCTGTATAATTAGTTCCTCCTGGAACTGTTAGGTTAGAATAGTATTTTGTTGGTGTATTTTCAAACTCAGCTTCTTTAACTTGTTCTATTAATTCTCCATATTGATCAAATGATGGACTGTCTTCTGTTCCTCTAGTTGCTATTTTATTTTTAGCAGTATTAATCTCAATAGCATAACTATAATTAGCAAGAAGAGAGGAGATTAGTTCTCCTTTATCCTCTGTATCAAATGATTTTAATATTTCTAATTGATCTTTAGGAATACCAAGATCAGCTTGCATTTTCTTCCAGAAAAAATCACCAGATATTTTATTCTTAGAAACAGTATTAAAAAACTGATCAGCTTTAGCAGATTGTAAAATGTTTGTAGCTTTCAATCCACTTTTCACTATCTGTTCTCCACTTTCTGATTCAGGAACAAGACCATCATATTTATCCCATAGGTAATGAGCTACATCTTCTCCTCTAGAAGATACTAGTAGTTGCCAAGCTTCTGTATTTTTATTTGGACAAGTTGCCATATTAACATATTGATTTTAAAATTTTACCTATTTCTTTTGGTGTATAACCCATTGCTTCTAGCATCTCTGAATTAATATCAGCTTTGTTATATTCATTACCATCTTTCAGTTTGATATTTTCTGTAGGAGTAATAGCAACATCAGCTGTAGCAGTGACACCACCACCTTTATATATGTTTACAATAACATCGTCTTCCACTTCATTCACTTTATCAAATCCATTATCTAATACTGATTGTTGGTTTGTTGTGTAGAACTCTTGTGCTCTGAATGAATCACCCCATGCATTAATTGCTTTGTACACATGTTTAGTGTAAATAACCATTTCTCCTTTTTTATTTTTCTTTTCAGTGATGTGAAGAAGAGGAACTCTTTTATTATTAGCATCTGTTGTATACACCTTCTGCATTAACATTTTATGTTGATGTTGTGTGTCTCCATTTTTTCTTCTTAGAATTCTTTGTTGTGAAGAAATGACATCTTCATAAGAATAAACAATAAAATCTGATCTACCAGCTTCTGTCATAGGGCTAAGTCCAACTAACTTAGGAATAACATTATTTTTTACAGCAGTTTTTAATGGTTTAATTAATGTATCTCTATCTAAATTAGATACATACTTAGTACCATCTTTATCTTCCCCAAAATATAATGTAGCTCTTTTATATGTAACTACATCACTATTATTCCAGTTATTTCTTTCAAAAACATTTAATTCTTGAAATTGTGCTAAGTTAGGAAGTTTTTCTAATATAGACAAGGTTTCATTGTATATTCCTTTAAAATCTTCATAAGGAAGAAGGTTAGTGAATGATATAGGAGAATTGGTTAATCCTGATTGTAATAAAGCAAGTCTAGTTAGTTTACCATACAGTTTTAAATTGTTTTCCTCCTTTAATGTTTCTCTTAACTCATTGAATCCATATATGGTTAAGTTTTGATCATACACTTTATTATCTCTATTATTTAATACAAGATTAATAGGAGCACCTTTTTTACCTCCTTGTTTATCATTTTGATCTATAGACAAAGAATTAAGAATGATGTTATTGAACAATTTATGTTCTGGCTTAGGAGCTATTCCTTTTACAGGATTACCTAATATAGAATCTCTATAGTCAATGATTTGTTCAGCTGCAGATTTTTCTGTTTCTGTTCCTAGTAATATAGAAGAAATTTTTGTATTAACATTTGAATTTGTTTGTACTGCCCAATCAAAAAGATCATTTACAGCTTTTTGTGAGAGTTTAACAAAATCTCTATCTGGCATATCTGTATATGGCTCTAAAACATTTTGCATCACTTGTCTAACATTACCTCTATCTGACATTAATATTTCAGAGAATGCATCTCTATAATCAAATATTTTATTTTTTAATTCTTTTACAAAAGATCCTGAAATAATATCATCTACAGAAGATATAATGGTTTTCCTTGCTTTCTCTAATTGAATTATTTTCTTAAATACTAAATATGGATCATTAAGATTAGCTGTATCATAGTTAGATGCTTGAGATATATTAAACATATGAGAAGCTATTTTAGAATATTTCAAAAACTCTTTTAACATATATTGTTGTTGTAGCTTTTGAAGATCTGACATATCTTTTTTAGGAGCAGCGTTATTATATTTAAGCATTTCAAATAAATCTGTTTCTGAAGGAATACCTTTTATAGATGTACCTTGTTTTAAAAAACTAGGGCTGGGATTATAAGCATCTAGTTTGTCTTCTAATATAGAATCATTGTACAACCATGAATATCCTTTATTTTCAATAGCACGTAAGTAATCTTTGATAATAGGTTGGTTCATAAAATAAGCCACAGTTTTAATAGGAACACCTAAATCTGCAAGAAACAACCATGTAGAAGCTACATTAGTAGTTGCTCCAAGTTTTATAATCCAGTCACCTTTAGAAATATCTACATACCCATCAATAAACATTCCATTAATATCTGATATGTATTCACCTGCTTTATTCTTAATCCAAGAAAGCATTGGTCTACGTACACCATTTATAATTGCAGAATTATATTCTTGGAAGTTAATGTTTGTATCTGTAGCAAACAAAGAAGAGTTTGGTTTGTAACCAAGAATAATTTTGTCTTGCTCATTTATTAAATCTCCTTCTAGTCTATCTACATCTATATATGTAACACTACGCTGTCTTTGAGCATGTCCTGTTTGTCCTTGAGCAGCAATACCTAATGCTTTTTTACCACCAACAAAAGATTGTCTTAAATTAGACATAAATCCTCTACTTAACATATTACCTACATTACCAAAATCTGCTTTTTCATACCCCATCTCTTTTTGAATATCCTCTGATAGTTTCTTTAATGGATCAGCATCATTAGGCTTAACTAAGTTATCATAGTTTAATGGATGGGATATAAGATTTTCTAATGATTGTATGTAGGCATTTTCTAATGATGCTTTATATAACTCACCTATAATATTTTCTTTTTGTAAAGAATATTCTTCAGGAAATATACTTTCCATTAATCTATCTTCAGCAGTTTCTAAAGATAGAGAATCTTTTATTTGTGATATATACTTATCAAAATATCCAACATCATATAGTTTTCCAAATTCTTTTTTAGCATCTTCTCCTATACCATAAAAAGGAATTCTTTTTAATCTTCCAGAATTTTCTGTAAATAAGTTTTTTAGATAAATAGATAATTTATCAATATCAAAATCCGATCCTGCTTTCTTAACAAGAGCTGAAGGAATAATTACTGAGTCACCAAAGTCTTTAGGAAGGAATTGTTTTATCTTGAATACATCAATAGAGTTTTGTTTTTGTGTAGGAATACGAAATGCTACACCTGTAATAGCTGCAAGTTCTTTTTTACCTTCTGGATCATTGTTAAAATAATCCATAAGTTCTTCATTTGTTTTATTAGATTTAAACCATCTACCAATCATTATCTCACATACTCTCTCACCATCTTTATTCTTATAGAATTTTAGTTCATTAGATTCATATGTAAGTTTAGGACTACCATCTTTATTAAATGTTGGATTACCTTTACTATCTAATACAGGTTTTCCTTCTGCTCTTACAGATTCTAATAATGCAGAAGATACTTGCACTTTCATACCTCCTGATATTTTAGGACGTACAATAGTTTTATCAGCAATAGAATAAAGAATGTTTCTTACTTGTTGATATACAGGAGTAGCTTCTAATATAACATCACCTTTCACAAATCCTTCAAATGCATCTGTAATGTTATAATTGATCTCTCTTTTACCAATCTCTTCTGTAAGAGTGTTAACTAATTTATTTCTATCTTCTATTACCCATTGTTTATCTCCTTCATCATTTGTAGTTTCTACAATACCAAGTTTCTTATATAAAGATTGTATACCATCTTCAATTCTAGCTTCTAAAAGTTTTTGATTATTTACAATTTCATTATAAATATTATTACCACCATTGTAACTTGATTTATCATCAAGAGCTAACCATTCAATGAATCTATCTTCAAATTCTTTACCAGGCATAAAGTCTACAGGAACACCAGATTCTAAATAATCCATAGTAGCAAGTTTGGTAATCTGAGATCCCTGTGTAACAACTGGAGCATCTTTAGAAGGAACTTCTGACTGTACAGCTACAATAGTAAATGGTATATTAGTTACAGCTCTTTTAACATTATCTGGAAGATTACCCTTTTTCTCTCTAGCATCTTCAAATGGTGTATTATCAAACTCACCTTTTGCATTATACAAAGGAGATATTTTTTCTGTTCCCACTTTACTACCAGAAGCAAATACAGCATAATCAATATTTTCTTTTTGCATCTTGTTATACAACTTGATTGCATTAGAATTAGGATTTAACTCATAAAGAATTCTAAATGATAATGGGGCAAGTGCAAACTTATGTAATACAATATCATTATAACTTCTACCGTTCTCTTTATTACCTCTAACAATAGGTTTAACAGGTGTATATGTATCTTTAATTCCTGGATTACCTTTTAAGAATTTTTTAATAGTAGTTTCATCAGCACCAGATTTAACAAGTTCTTCAAATGCTACATCAAATCTATATTGCTTCTCATTATTAGCAGTCCATGTACCAGCTCTTAAAGCAAATATTCTAGCTCCTTTTAATGTTATTAATCCTCCACCATCTGTTTCTTCATAAGGAACATCATATCCAATATTTTCATTTGTACTTAATACATCTTGTAAAGCTATAGATCTAAAATGATCTTGAGTCATATCTGTATATCCAATGTCAGCAGGTTTAAATCCTTTGTTATAAATCTCATTAAGTCTAGCATCTATTGCTTGTGAACTAGGAACTAATGGTTGTCCAGGAGATGTAAAGTTTTTAATACGTTTAAGCTCATCACTGTATTGATAAGGATCTGAATATAAAACTTTATGCATTTCTATGTTAGCTATCATGTAGTTAATAGTTAATGCTTTTAATTTTGTATTTAAACCAGCTTGTGTAACTGTTTCTCCTTTTTTAAATAAATCTACTTTGTCTACTTTAACTACATTATCTTCTGTTGTTATAATATCATAAGTTCTTAATAAAGCTTCTGTATCTGCTGTTTCTTTTTTAATAAATTCTTCTACTGCAGAGTTTATAGCTTGTTTATTATCTTCATATAATTGTGCAGCATCAGTATCCTTTTTAATTCTAGTAGCAATTTTCTTGTGCATCTCTTCTCCTAGAATAGCTTTAAAGAAACGTAAATCTTTACCATTATCCTTTGCTGTATTTCTATTTTCTTTAACAAGTTCTACTTCAGAAATAAAATAGTCTTTGAATATGTCTAAGTAATTTTTATTAGATAGTTCATCTTCTGATACAAATGGATCTTTAGCATTATACATTCTAATAGCATGTTCTAATGAAGCATCCCCAGGAACAAGGTTCATAAATATACCAGATAGGTTAAGATTTATTTCTTGTATAAGTCTTTGTCTGTATGTAACTTTAGAAGCTTCTCTTTTTTTACCAGTTTCTTCATCTACAATTCCATCTATAATAACAGGTTTTAATATTTCTTCTGTACCTGCTCTACGTTTACCTGTACTATCTACTCCCACTATATCAAACATTTTCTTTAATACTTGACTTCCTTGTACAAATACATCATTGTTTGCAGCTAAATAAGCAAACCTTTTATATCTAGCATCATTTTGTAATTCTTCTATATTCTTTAATTTAGATAGGGTATTGTGTAATGCACTAATAAGATTTGTACCAATAAATGATTGTGTACGTTCTCCATTAATATTAAAATATGTAGATTGAAATTCTGTATTTTCAATAACAGCTTTTACAATAGCAAGTCTTAATAAGTCTCCATCAATATTTAATGTTTTAGTATTAATCGTTCTTATACCACCATCCTCTTCAACATCATTATTGTTAGCATCTTTTACTATTTTAGTATCTCCAACTTTAGAAAGTTCATTTTTAATATCACTTACTGATTTTTTAAATGCTGTAATTTGGTCTGGTTTTAAATCTTCTATTTCTCTTTCATTAAAATTTATACCAATAGATTTAAGAAAATCAATATAAGGTTTTAAAGTGCTACCATCAAATGAAAGAGCCTTTAAGTTATCTTTAGCATAATATCTACCTGTAGCTGGTACATATCTAAAATATTTAGATTGATCTGCTTTTAGTGTAGATATTATATCATTAATCATTTCTTTTTTAGCTGATTTAGCTGCACTACTAAGTGTAGAATTACTAACAACTACATCCCCATCTTCTTGTAAAAATACAGTGATAACATCAGGATTCTGCATACTAATAGATTTCCATAATGCTGTTGCTAATTGAAAATCATGTTCTTCAATAGTGTTAATATCCAGTCCTACACTAGCGGAATTACCTGTAAGTCTTCTAAATAAAGCATTGTAATTAGGATTGTTTTCTGCCATTGTTTTAAGACCAAATAACATGTCTTCTATATCCATAGAGCTATGTAGTTTACTTTTTAAATCAATGTGTATTTGTTCTGCAGGAATAAGTGTAACTCCTCCTATAGAAGAAGGAAACCAATTTATACTCCCATCTACTATTTGTGTAACAGGAAGTGTACTTAATACAAGTTTTAATGCAGCATTAGCTTTTCTAAATGAGTCTATTTTATTAGCTGCCTCAAACTCTCCTCTACCAGTATTTTCATCACTATTTAATAATCCTTCATCATTCTCATCAAACTGAACATCAAATGTTTTTAAATGTGCCTTATGGTTCTTTTTAATTTCTTCCCATTCTTTCTGAATATTACTAGATAAAGTTTTATTATTATTTTTTAATCTTGTAGCTTTTTCTAATGTTGTTTTACCATCTACTACTAATTTATCTATTAACTTGTTTTGTTTAGCAAGAAGTTTTAATATACTAAGTTTAAGTTCTGGATATAATTCAGATTCTTTTTGCTCATTAACAGTGAATACACTCTTGTTATTAAGAGATAGTTTAGTCAATGTTAAGAATGTCATGTGTTGAATAATATCATGCATTTCAATCTCAGGAATTGTTGTTGATCTCATTTCAGAGTCAGCATTAGCTTGAGCATTTTCAATATCTATTATGCCTCTATTAGCATAAGATAATTGTGTTTGATAAGGATTAAATTGTGCATAATAGCCATTACCAATATTATTAAATAACTCTTTAGTATTACGTTGAGCATTCTCTCCTGTAAAAAAAGCTTTAATGGCATCAATCAATTGAGAGAACAATCTACCTATTAAAGTTTTTGATTCTAATGGTTTACCTAACTTATCATTAAGAACTGCATCTCTAAACTCTTCAGCAAGTTGTTCTTTGATTTGATATGCAGTAGCGTTTTTATATTCTATAATTTTACCAGACTCTCTATCAGTAAAAGATCCTTTTCTTGATTTAAACTCATTAATTATAGCTTGTTTCTGAGCTGGTCCAGCAAACATTTTCCATACAGCTTCAAACACCTCATGATAAGCTGTTCCTTCTTCTGCTCCTTCATATACGTATATAGCAGCATCATGAAGCATACCCCAGGCTTGTCTACCATTAGTACCTTTAATTATATTTTTTACTCTATAGAAAGGAATATTAGGGAGCATTTTACGTATTGCTTCTTCCACTTTACTCCATTGTTCTGGTTTAAATTGATCAAGTTTATCAATAAGTTGAGCAACCCTCATTTGAGTTGGATCTACATCATCAGTATCTAAATCATCTATATTAATTTCATCTTCAGAAACTTCAGTTGTTGATATTACTTCTTCAGGAGTAACTATTTCTTCTTCAACTACAGGAGCTTCATCAGCTATTGCTGGTTGAACAGGAATCATTTCTGCTACAATTTGTGGAGCAACAGCTTCAAATATTTTATTTAAAGCAATACCTTCAAAAGAATTAGGTACATCAGCTTTAAACTGCATAATACCATTTGTATTTCCTTCTACATCAGAAAATGTTACTGCTTTATTTTCTTTTAATACAGTTAAAAACTCTGTTGTTAATACACCTTTATCATTATATAGACTAGTGAAATCTGTTAATCCTTTTAAATAATCGGATATTTTACTAATATCAAATGTAAAAGTTAAATTATATATTTTTCTAGTACCACCCTTACCATCAGAGCCACCACCTATAGTAATACTATTTTCTGCTGTTCCATTTAAATCATATTGCCCAGAAGCTGTAGGTTGTTGCTGTTTAGCAACTGGTGCAGCTACAGGAGCTTGAGCAGTTGGTGTAGAAACAACAGGTGCTGGTGCAACTACTACAGGAGCAGCAGGTACAGTGTATTCCACTGAACTGTTTAATGTGAAATATATTCCTTTTCTATTTGTATCTTCTGGTGATGTAAGAGGTCTAACTTGTGTTGTAAGAGGAATTTCTTTTCCTGTTCTTTTACCTATTACATTTCCATCTTTATCTACAATGTTTGCAGATAATAAATATGTTTGATAATTAGGCCATGTTCTTGTAACAGGATTTCCTAAATTATCAAATCTTAATATTTCATCGTATGGAGCATTATAATTATCAATGTTTACTTTTTTAGCATCTGTATTAGCATACATTTGTGTTAATAATCCAAGAATATCTTGTTTACTATTAGTTAAACCTTGAGGTGTAAAATCAAAATATTTTTGAGATTCTTTTTGTAAACCAGATAAAAATAACTTCTTAACTTGTTTACCATCTATTAATACATCTTCAAACCAAATATTATTATACCCAGCATCTTTTCTTGTACCATCAGGGTATTTAGCAATTCCCCAATATACAACACTCTTTAACCAGTTTAAAATATTTTTATTAACTTCTTCTTTTTCACCACCATATAATGAACCATTTTCAGAAGCATTTTTTGCTAAGTTTAACATAGCACTAAATATTGTTTCTGCTTCTTCTTTAGTGAATTTTTTATTCTGTAATCTGACAAGTCCTTGTCCAGGAACACGTAAAAACACTCTACCTTTAGGAGATTTAAAAGAAACACTTCCTTCAGACTTATCATCATTAGTTGTAGCAACAGTGATGACAGCATCTCTGTTAAGAATACCCTTAGCTAATAATCCAGCATCTTGTGCAGAAGTTCTTGTAGCAGTATTATTAACAAATTCTTTCTTTGCATCATCCCACACCTTAACAAACTCTAAATTACCAAAAGATGTTTTGAACTTCTGTCCTTTTTTATCTAATGTTTTATTAGCTAATTGCGTAGTTCTCCATGCTTTGTATTGTTCTTTTAAACTATCTCTTTCATATCCAGGAACAGTATCTCTAAACATAGAAACTGTTTTTTCTTTTCCATCTTTTTCTTTTATCTTAGATGTAAGACTGGCAGAAGGAAACACTTGAAATATTGCATTATTATAAAGTCTTTTGTTATAAGCTTCCTGTGTTTCTTCAGCAGATTTTCCAGGAATAAGTTTTCCATCTTTATCTACAAGTTGTCCATTCTCTGTTACAACTAAGAATATAACTTCTTTCTTAATCTCTTCTCTTCTAGCTGGAGTAATTGCTCTTGTGTCTTCATTTAAGAAGTTATCTACTAGTCCTGAAAGTATTTGATCTTCTGTTTCAGCTGTTACAATTGTTCCTCTTAAATCATCTACGTTGTCCATATCAGACACTCTAGCTCCAAAGTGATTAACTCTAGATGCATAACTAGGTAAAGGTCTTTCTTCACTATCTTCTGTTGTAGGTTTAGTACTTCCTACAACAGCAAGTTTATCTTTCTTAGCTTCTTGTTCATATGGTTTTGTGCCAAAGAAGTTTTGAACACTACCTGTTAATGTACCAAGAAGTTCTTGCCCTAATGTTACATTACGTTGCATTTGTTTAGCTTCTTCTTCTTGTCTCTTTACATCTTCTGCAAATTGTTCAAAAGCATTTAATATTTCTCTCTTAGCTATTTGTTCACTAATAAGTTTATCAAGTCCTTCTTTTAAATCTTTAATGTCTTTAACAAGTTCTTCTGCTTTTTTATTTAATGAAGGTATTTTTAATTCTTGTGAGAAGTCATTTATATCGGAATCTAGTTCTACTGCTTTTGCTAAAAACTCTGAAGAAATATTATTAAGTTCTTCTATTCCTTTATCTTTTAATGTATTTTCAAGGTAGGTTCTTAAATCATCTATAAATAATGGAACACCTGGATTATCTTCCTGAAGTCTTTTAATATAATCATTAAATATACTAAGAGCTTTCATTAAAGCATCTTCTATTTGTTTTAATAAACTATCATTATCTTTAATAGCTTTATTAGTTATATCAATTAAATCTTCAAGAGTGTTAATATCAGATTTTAATAATTTAATCATCTCTCTTCCTGATTCAGGAAGAGTTTCAAGATTATCTAAGAAATCTTTAAAAAATGGAATGTTGGATTCTAATTCTTCTTTTTCACTTTGTAATTGTTCATTTTCTTTAATTAATGTAGCTCTTAAAGAAGATAGTTCATTAATTATCCTTTTCATTGCAGGAGTTTGATTCTTTCTAGGTTTTCCTGCTTTTGTAAGACTTTCTTTTGCAAGTTGATCTTCTAATGCTTCAACAGCTTTTTCTGCTCTTTCTTTACTAGTGTTTAGTTTTTTAGTTATCTCATCTAATCTTTTTGTACTTTTTTCATATAAGTTTAATATAATATTATTACGTGTTTGTAATCTTTGAGATATAGTGGTTGGAGCATTAACAAACTCTTCTGTAGCTTTTGCAGCTTCAGCAGTAACTTGTCCTACTTGTGTAATAATAGCTTCTTTAAAACCTTCTTTAGCTTTAAACATATTATTATAAACCTCTCTTCTTATAACTTTTCCTTTTTCATTTTTATATACAAATGTAAGTCTATCTTCATTAGAAGAGTATTCAAGTCTTCCTATAACAGGATTACCATTAATATCTTTTATTAATTTGTTTGAAAAAAGATTATTTCTATTTACATATACATAGTTTTTCTTTTTATCAGATGTTATATCAGATAATTTAGATAATTGATAATCTTCAAGAACTTGTGCAGATACATTTCTTATACCATTAGCATCTTTAATTTTATATGTACCATCACCATTATCAGCTAGTATACTAAGTGTAGGAGCTTGAATAACTTCATTCCCATCTTTATCATATTTAACAACTCTACCTACTAAATATTCAGTACCTATTTCGATTTTTTTATCTACTACTTGTCCTGTTTTACCATCTTTAACTTTAACTGTAATGGTTTCTTTAGGAATTATATTTCCATCTTTATCTACAGATGGTTCTTCTTTATCTAAGAAATTTTCTGGTGTATTTAATATACTATTATATTGATTAATCATTTCTTTTCTTCTTAAAGAAAGTTCTGCTAAATCATATAAACTATTTTTAAAATCTTGTTTTTCATCATCAGTTATATCTAATGTATCAATAGTGAGTAATGCATCTTTAATATCATTAACATTAGGATTTTCTTCTAACAATAAAGCATTTAAAAAAGATTGTGAATTAACACCTGAACCAATAATAGAATTATTTACTTCTGGTATACGCTTGTCATAATCTCTAATTTTTGAAGCAGCATAAACAAGTTTATCTATTACATCACTAGAATATTTAATTTCTCCTTTACTATTAAGCTCATTTTCATATTTATCATTTATTTTATCATATAATATTTCTAAATCTTTTGATAATTTCTGTAAATTATCTATCCTATTTATAAATTGAGCATTGGTTTCATTTTCATTAGCAATTCCTCCTCTTACTAATTCTCTAAACCCCTCTGCATCCATTGCTTGATTTCTATACAGATCAAGTTCTTCTTTTACAGCATCAATTTTTCCATACTTAATTCTAGGCATCAAATAAGAAAGTGTAAAATCAGCTTCATAATCTTTTTCAGAAAGCACATCATTACCAGCAATTGCAGCCTGTCTTAATTTTTGAGAACCTATCCCTATCCCTAAATACTTAACACCATCTTTAAGTTGTTTCTCAAGAGTTGTTTTATTAAGAATTTCAATAGCCTCTTTAGTATTAGCTTGTCTTTCTCCACCAAGGCCAAATAAACCTTGTTCACCTATTACTCCTGATTTACCAATACCCAGTCTTGTTTTACCTTGTTTATTTTTGTATGTACCAACAATACCACCTTGTTGAATTCCTCCTGATATACCACCAATAAGAATACTTTCTAGTCCTTCTTTAGTAGTTAATGTTTCATAAATACCTTCACCAAATACATTACCCATAGCCCCACTTAATGTGCTTAGGAATTCTTTAGTATCTTGTTTATTTTCTTGGGCACGTTGGAAGTAATTAGTTACACCTATTTGAATAGATGACTGCATTCCTTCTTCAAATGCTTCTGAAGGAGCAAATAATACTTGACTTAATCCTTTAGCTCTTTGTGTAAGTCTTCCAAACGTAGTTTTTGGAACTACTTGTTTATATAAACCAGTCTCAGCATCTTTTGTTATCTCATTGATTAAAGCTTTATCAGCTTTTCTTGAGCTTCCTAATATCTTTGGTAACTGAATGTAGTTTGTACCAGTTAATAAAAGACTGTTAGCTCCCCAAATATACATACCAACTTGATCAGCAGACTCATTGATTTTATCTAATGCTGCTCCTGTAGGTTCTTCTCCATATATTTTTTTGTATTCTTCTATAGCACTTTTTCTATATTCATTCATTCCTTGAAGACCTTCCATAGAAGCTTCACCAAATGTACCCATAGTAGATGTAAGAATTCTATCAGAGTCTTTTAATACAGCAGATATTGGAGACTTAATATATTTTTGTGCCATAGAGTTTAATGCACTTTCAAATGCATTAAGCTTTTGCATGTTTGGTACAGCAGACATTGATGTTTCAATAGCTGTAGCAGCTTCCATTCCTCTACCAGCTTGAACTAATCTATTAGTAAGTCCAATAGATCTGAATAAAGATCCCCATGCAACTCCACCTCCTATAGCTCCAACAGAGTATCCAAGATTTTTCAATACTTTATCAGACCAAAAATTTGCTGTAAGTATATTTTTTGTAGAATACCACTCAGCATTTTGTTCTTCATGTGAATAATAGTTAGGAGCAAAATCTTCCATATTTCGCATTACCTCATCCATTCTTCTTGTAGTATCATTATCAATCAAAGAAGCAAGTCTTTGTTCTGCAATAGATGCACCTATACCATTCACAAGTCCTAAAGTACCAGATACAAAAGAAGTAGCAGCAGTACCTAATAGTTTTAATGAACCATTGGTCCATCTTTCACCAGCACTCTGACCACTAGCAGCCATCTCTTCATAGTCTGTTCCAGGTAAAGTTTGTTTATATCTATTACCTATATAAAAAGAAGACAATGGAATATCTGCTACACCTAAATGTCTAGGAGTAGCTAATGCTCTATCCCACATATCAAGGGCAGATATACTTTGACCTGGTTCAGATTGATTTCTTTGAAAATCTACATCCCCAACAATTGGTGTAACTGGAAGACCTAAAGAAACTGCTTTTCTATTTATATAATTTTCTTTATCTGGTTGAAGCATAATTATTAAATTTGGTGTTTTTAGTTTGGTGTTGTTATTAAACCTTTAGCAAAGGTAGGTGTAACTACAGTTTTAAGAGCTGTTAATAAATTTTCTAAGTTTTCATCGCCATTTAATTGTTTTACAGTTTGTTTAGAACCATCTGATACATATACAAATGGATAATACTTTCCACGACTGTATACAATATTTGCTTGAACATCAAAGTTTTTATTACCCTTCATTCCTGGAAAATCAGTTTTATCATACCATGAATCTCCAGAAATATATGTAGATGTCTGTGAAGGATCTTCAGCAGAAGTTTGATTATTATTAAAATTCATTTTATTTCTAGCTGCAGAAGCTTCTTTATTTTCATACAAGGTTCCTAGATCAATATCAATCTTAGTAGCTTGATCAGGTTGTAATGTAATACCAGCTTTTCGTTTACCTGTACTATCATAAGATATTACCTCAACCATAGGGTTATTGTTTTCATCAAAAATAGTACGAGCACCTATATTATTTTCATTAGGGTTATTAGATAAACTTTCATTAAAGTCTTCATAATCTGGAGATAAGTTTCCTGCTCCATTTACAGCCTCAGCACCCCAACGTTTAAGTTTAGCTAATGTACCTCTATCAATTTCATTATCTCCTGTCATTACATCAATATTTCTGTTTGGAGCAATGTTATAATGTTGTTGTATAATTTCAGCTGATTTTTTAATCCCTTCTGTATAAGCTTGATTATTCATTATATTTTCTGCTTTCTTAACTTGAGACCAATCTCTAGTAGTTCCTCCCCATCCTTCAGATTGATACCTAATTCTATTAGGAAGATCCATTACTCCTTTTACAATATTATAAAATCCTTCATCTTTTTGCATATTTTCATCATTAAGATAAGCTTCTGCTAATGCTGCTTTACCTCTTTTGGTTAATCTAGAAAGAGCCATGTTTGAATCTTGTTTAAGAGCTCTGGCATCTTCTCCACCAAACCATTCACTTAATATTCCTGTATTACCTTTTTTGTATATAGCAAGATCTAATATATCATCTTTAGTAAGTGTATATTTTTTATCTTGCCATGTTATTGTTTGTGGTTTGAAGTCTGTCATTGCAATCTTCTTACCAACTTCTCCAAGCTCTTGTTGTCTTTGAGTATCAATTTTTTTCTTAACAATAAACTCACTATCAAATATACGTTTACTATCTCTATATTTATGATATGTATCTGAGATGATTGGCCGTGCTGCTTTTTCTTCTGGTGTTAATTTATTATATTCCGTAGTTGCTCTATTTGCCCAATGTGTTTTATATTGCTCTGGGCTTTGGCCAGCTGCTTTAGCAGCATTATTTATCATTAATGAAATAGCATCATCACGTTTCATTCCTTTATTCATTAATCCTTTAAGAGTAACATCATTTTTAGGAATTTTTGAGAAAATAGTTTCCCACATAAATCCATCAGATGCATTAGAGAAATTACTAGCAGCTTCTTCAAATTTAGCATTTTGTACACGAATAATTTCAATAGCTGCAGATTGAGCTGCTTGTTCTGTAGGATCTCCTCCAGGTCCTGCACCATCATCAAGATCACCTCCACCAAGTGTTTTACCTTTACCCTTAGCATTGGCTGCAATTATAGCAAGTTCTTTAGCTTGTGCTAATGCAGTATACTTATAGTCCATGTCATCTTTATGAGCAATCTTTTGCTGACGTAATGTTTGAGCAAATCTAGATTGTTCATTAGCTTCTTGTTGTAGTTTAAAGTTTTGATTCCAACCTGGGTTTTCCATTACTTGAGTTTTTTCTTTCATCTGCCCAAACATAGTTGTGTACCTAGAATTCACATCATCTTTATATAAAGACCCTCTAACAGTTTTTGGATCTTCAAAAGCTAAATTAACATAACTGTCATATGCAGAATTCACTGTTGCTATTTTTGATTCAATAACATCAATGTCAGCTTGCACATCTTTACCCATACTTTTTTTAAGAACTAGATCATTTAATTGATCTTCATATCCACTCAATACACTAGCTCTTTGAGATGAAATTTTTTGTACAAGTTGATTAGTATCTAACCCACGATAATTGTATTGACCTGTAATGTTTAATTGTTGACCTACTCTTGGATCTGAAAAGATTTGTTCTAACGTTGCTTTAACTTTAGGAGGAAATCTTCCCTCTTTTTCTAATCTAGTCATTGTAGGAGAATAAATAAGATTACCTCTACCATCTTTCATAGGTCTTCCATCAGAACCTAATTGATAAATTTGATCATAAGAATATTCATCAGGCTTTACAGCATCAAATGTTTCTTTAGCAAATTTATCTATATCAAAGTATTCTATGTATTTACCATTAAAAGATTGTCCTATCTCTGAACTATTTAAATACTCTCCAACTTGATTATTAAAAAAATATTCATTTCCTGGAGAAGATTTACCATCTTGTATTGCTTTTTCTTTTCTTTGATTTTCTTTTCTTAATATAGATGTGGATGCTACCGCATTTTGAACATTACTATCTTTTACAAGTTGATTAGTCATTCCATTTATAGAATTAACTAATTGGAAATTAGAAAAATCTCCAGCAGCCACTGTCTTTAAATTATTGCCAAGTTGATTAAGTTTTGATTGTAAATATGTTTTATCTACATCTTTAGCTATATCAAGGCCAGCAATATTATCTATTGCTGTTTGAATTCTTTGTACACCTTCTTCATACTTTGCTTGTTTGTACATACCAACTTGCCTCATTTCATCAAGTGGCACTTGTTGTCTGTAGGGATTAAAGTTTGTTAAGTATTGTAAATTGTCTGTAAATGAAGCCATTAGCTTATGTATTTATACATTATAAATGTAGGTTAGCAAATTTAATTTAAATAATTAGAATTACCAAAATTAATAATTAATTCTAGTAATTTTTTATAATTGAATTAGTTATAGATTTTTATAAGATTTAACAATTGAACCATTTTTAGGTTTAATAGATTTTCCATTTTTAAGAGGTATTAAAGGAGGACTACCTACACCATCATTTGCTGATGGGTCATAATATTCTTCTAATTGATAATGGTCTAATTTTCCATTCTTATATACAGGAACTTGTCTTTGTGTTCCTTGTTTACTTCCTACTGTAGGAATATTAAATTGTGAAAATTGTCCTGTGTTAATAGCTCTTCCTTCACTATCAAATGAAAATTGAGGATAGAGATTAGATTGAATTCTTTCTTTTCTATTCTCTAAAGCATTTTGTACATATTTATCTCCTATGGATTGAAGAGCTGCTTGTGCTATTGCTTTTGTATTTGATTTAGCTAAAGCTTGTCTTGTGTATTGTTGATCAGCTATAGCTAGGTTTTTTAATTGAGCATCATTTAATGTAGCTCTGTTTCCAGAATAAACTTTATCTTTCATAGCTTGATTAAGTCTAAACTCTTCTCCTGTAATTTTATTTAAAGGTTCATATGCTTGACTAGCTATCATTGCTTGAGCTGCAGGATTATATCCAACCATCCTTTGTGCAGCTCTTGATTGAGCTGTCACTTCATTTCTTTGATCTTGTAAAGAAATATCAAAAGGAACATCAAGTTGTGGATTATAAAATTGTGCTTGAACAGGTTCTAATTGATTATTAGAAAGGCCATACATTTCTCCCATTAATTGTCTAGGGTCTAATTGTTCATCAGGCATTCTTCTTATATATGGAAATGCTTGATTGTATATATCCATTAACATGTTTCTTTTATATGGAATTGGTTCTGTAGGAACTGCCTCATCTTCTACTTCTAAATAATCTGATTCAATAGATGCTGGAGTTTCTTTTTTAACATCATCAAGAAAAGCACTTGTAACTTGTTTACCTACAAGAGTTGTTTTACCAGGAGTTTGTTTGTCTGGAAGTATACGTGCTTTAGACCCTCTTTTTTCAGCCTCAATATTATATGCCTTTGCATAATTGTTTACATCTTCAGGATCATTTGGATCAAAAGTATCCCAATCAGGAAACCAAGCATTTTTCTTTTTGTATTCTTCAAATTGTTCTGGAGTTACTCCACCATACAATCCTGTTTTAGTATCTTTAGACTGCTTAGGAATATTATCCATAGCACTTGCAGATTTCTTTTGTTCACTTGTAGCAGCTTTAGATTTTACTTTATAAATTCTTTTAGGATTAGATGGATCTATTTTATACTCACCAGATTTTAATAATCTTTCTTTTTCAGCTTTAGTAATTTTTTTACCATCATCAGTAGTTATACCAGATTCAGCTGTAGGAAATGTTGTTCCATATTCAGCATATTCTTTCATAGCGTGTTTGTCTTGTTTAATTTTACCTTTAGCTAAATCATCTGCAACTAGTCCGTGTTCTTTTGCTGTATCATTAATAGCATTTTGTAAATAAGCAGCATTTTGTTTCTTTTCTGCAATAGATTTTAATTTCATATTAGCTCCTTTCATGTTAGCTTCTAATGATGTCATTTTAAGTTTATCAAATGATGTTAGAGGTGTAAATCCATCTAATTCTTTTGTTGTTTTTTCTATAAGTTTATTTTGTTTTGCTTCTCCTTTAGAAATTTCAGCTATATAATTTTTAAACTTTTTACCTTTACCGTCTCCAAAAGGAATCATTAAATTACCATACACTGTTAAATTTTCTTCTCCACCATCTTTAAGTTTAACCGCTGGTTCTCCTCTTTCTACTTCAACAGGATTGTCACCATATGTAATACCTATACCTGTATTACCTTGTCCATCACTTTCATCATGTGACTGTCCTCTAAACATAATTGTTTCTCCTTGGCCTGGAAGATAAGGATTATAAGATAGGGTTTCTGCTTCTCCTCCCCAATGAGTTTTAAGTTCACCACCCATAGCATATGTTTCCATAGCTCTTTCACTTGGGGCAGTATATGATTTTAAATGTCCTCCAGCTCTAAATTCATCTTTGTGTGCAAAATTGTAATAATCTTGAGCATCAAGTTCTCCAAACTTAGCTATAACTTGTGGTTGCCAATCATTACTCACCCATCCTCCATCTTCCATATAAGATTGATTTTGTTCTTGTAAGTTTTGAGAAAATGCTTGTCCTGTTATTCTTCCTATGTTTTTATCTGTTTGTGCATTGTATTTTTTAATTTTTTTATCTGCTGTATCTATAAGCCCCCCTATTGTACTTCCTGCAAATTTACCAATAGCTCCGCCTATTGGACCACCTATAGCTGTACCTATTCCTGCACCAACACCACCACCAATCATAGAACCAGCATCTTGTTGTCCTCCTTGATTAATAAATCTATTACTTAATTGTGTAGCCATATCTCCATATTGAAACATATTACCTTGGTTACTATTCATATTAAAAGGAAACATACTTCCACCATATTGGTATTGTTTAACTTGATCTTCTAGTGGTTCATATCCTAAATCATCATATAATGTATTAGGAGCATATGTATTTTGTATTTCTGTTCCATTCTTTGCAAGAACATTTGTACCTACACCATTAACAGGAAACAATTCTTCTCCATTAATAGGACGCATTAAAGCATTTCTTTTTCTTCCAAAATAATCTTGTTGTTGTCTACGTGTATCTACATCTCTACTTTCAGCTGCTTTGGCTTGTACATCAGTAACCATAGCATTTTGTTTAGCTTGTTTCACTTTATTCTTTTGACCTTTAATCATAGATAGTCCTTGCAATACATCTGTACCAGCTTGTATGTAAGGCATAGCTTCTGACATACCTCCTCCTACAGTTTCTGGAGCAGCTACTGCTGGATTATTTAATGATGTTGCCCCAGGATTTGTAGTAAAGAATGGATTATTATTTTGATAATAATTATTAGACTGATTCATTGGTCCTTGTAACATTGTCTGTTGTTGTGGCATATAATACCCTTCTTGTGGAATACCAGGAGCATTAAAACCAAATTGTGCTTTTTTAAAAGCTTTACCATGCTTTTTCATAAATGCTTCTTCTGTAGGGTAGAGAGCATAGAAACTTTTATCATCTTTAACACCAGCTATTTTTAAAATTTGATTTCTCATGATTAATTATATTTGTTCAACCAATCTGATGGTTTGTTGTAGTTTGTAAAATTTGTTAAATCCTCTAGGTTTTGTAGTCCTTTTTGTTCTTGTCTTAATCCATTTTTAGCCATAGGAAACTCTGTCACCTTCTTTCCTTTGAATTTATATTTACCTCCTGGCTTCATTATCTTTGTGTCTCCAGTGTCTGATATTCCAAGAACAGGATATGAAACTCCTTCCATAGTTATATCATTACTTCCTATTTCTGTTATCTCTCCTGGATGATCCCATTGTCCTCTATCATCTTTAATGATTCCTCCATCTTTTTGTTTTTTATTTATTGTTATATCTTGTATTTTTAATTGATTTATATGATTAATAAAATCTTTAGTATCAAGATATTCTGTTTCTGGTTTTTTAATTTTATTAATATTTTTACTATAATATTCTGCTTTTTCTATTAACTTAGTAAGCTCTTTTTCTGCAGGTAAAAAAGAATAATCTAATTGTCCATGCGATAAAAATGGTTTTCCAAAATATTTTTCTACTTTAGTTCCCTTTAAATCTAAGTCCCAAATATCATTGTATTCCATTTTATTATCAAAATATCTTCTATTGTAACCTCCCATTACATTAGTTTGCCTAAAATCATTTCCTATATCTATTCCTTTGTTTTTTATATCTTGAATTTTTTGTAATTCAGTTTTTAACCTAGGTAATGATTCAACTAAATCTTGTGGTTCTCCATATTTTAAATAAGCTAAATCAAACTCACTAGGTAAAGTACTGAGTAAATCTTTTTCTTGATTTAATGAAAACTTTTCTAAGTTATTTAATTGCTCAGCAGAATAACTAGGATGATCTATAGGAACTGTTTCTGCTATTCTAAAAGTATTATTTTTTTGTGGCATACCTGAATACATTCTAAAAGCATCATATCTTGGTTTTGACACTAAATTTTTAGCTTCAAAATCAAATACAAAATCATTATCAACATCAACTAAGTTTTTAGAATTTTTTTCTCCTTTTATAATTCTTCTTGGTATATCTTTAATTCTTGCTCCTGGATTATCATAACTATATGGTGTGATGTATTCTGTAACTATTTCAGAAACACCAGGAAAATATGCTTCTCTTTGTGCAGAAGTTATGCCTACTTTTTCTAGTTGTAATTTTTTTATTTCTTGTGGAGATAATCCATTTGCTATACCTTCTTTTTCTATTTGTGCTAATGTTCTTCCTACAGGATGAATTAAATCTACACCTTCTCTTAAACCTTGTTTAGATATTTGCCCTGCAACATTTACTCCTTTTCCTAATGTTGCTAAAGATTCTGCTTTAGCTGCTCTTCCTAATGCTGTTAGTTCACCTACTCCAATTAAATTTGCAGGATCTGCTAAAGCATCTACAGCAAAAGCTCCATAAGGATTTTGTATATCCATTGCTTCAGAAGGTCTTTGCATTTCTCCTGTTAAAGCTTTCATTCCCATTAATTGTGGAAGACTTGTTATAGCAGAAATAGGTGTACCAATTATTGCACCAAGCAACCCAGCGTCTTTATTTTCTTCTGCAATTTTATCTGCATATTGTTCCCATACACCTCTAGGTCTTTTGTAGTTGTTTTGTATTACAACTTCATCAAGAGCAATAGGAGATCTTACACCTTTATCTGTAACTACTTCACCTCTATTGTATGCTTCTGTGTATTCAGGAGTTCCATATTCAACTTTATCTCCTGTGGTGTATCCAGTCTGGGCTTTCTCATATCCATCTAACCATGCACCATCTCTACTAATTGTTTTTGGTTTCCAATCAAGTCCATTTTGGTAGTATCTCATCTCTTGACCATTCTGTGCACTAGGCATTGTTTTCTTTGAATATGGTCCTTCTGATGGAATACCTTTCGTACGTGCGTATGTAAATCCTACAGATCCAGGAAGAGAACCTCCTGTCTGATAACGAGGAACCATTGTTCTTCTATCTCCTGACTCTTCAGATAATTCTCTTAAAGCTTCACCGTTTGCAGGATACCATTGATAGTTAGTTTGACTTTTTCCATTATTTACAATATCTTCTACATCATAATATTCTGGAGCAGTAAATTGTTGTCTTATTTGTGGAACATCTACTTCTATATTAAAATCATTTTGTATTCCTATTGGTTGTAAGTTGTTTTCTATTGCTTGTATAGGTTTTCTTTTTTCTTGTTTTTTTACTATTACTGGTTGTTGTGGTTTTTTATATTGTGCTAAATCATAACTTCCTAAAGATTTATCTTGACCAATATAAGGAAATTGTTTATAAGAAACAGCTCTATTTCTTTTATTAGTACCTTTGTTTATAGGGTCTGTTTCTATCATATCTTGTTTTATAATAGATGGAGAAATTCCTAATTTATTATATCTTGATATTCTTTCTGATAAAACTTGTTTTGGTGTTTTATCTACAACTTTAGTTACATCAATAGGTTTTTTATTTGGAGATTTTTTATCTTTTAATACTTTATTTAAAATCTCAGATGACCATTTATAATCTGATAAACTATCTTGATAAGCTTTATATCTAGGATCATTTTTTGATTCTACATATTTAACTTTTTTCCCTGTTTGAGCATTAGGAATTTCTCCTCCTTCTTGAAATTGTCCTCCCCATGCAGGAGAATAATCTCTTCCTTTTGTATTATATCCTTCTCCTACAAATCCTTCTGGTAATGATACAGAGGAATCATTTGTATTTTCTTCTTCACCATAATTGTCTAACCAACCACCATTCTTCATGTTGTTAGAATTATCTCTACCACACTCATGACATATATACATATCTTTCTTACTGGAATCAGATTTGTTCCAGCTCCATCCACATGTGCATGTTACTTTTCCTTTCATATTATTTGTATGAGATTTGAGAGTTTATAGTAGTGAATTGGCTTACTAGATGCGTGGTGCAATTATCTTTAAGGATATGTCTTATACGTAAATCTTTAGCTCTTAATGGAGCTTTCTTAAAAGAACGTTGGCTGTAATCCATATTGTCTTGATTTATTTCTTTATCAATAGAAAGTGATGTACATGGTGTATAGAATAATGGAATGTATGGACTTTTGTTTAGAGCCCAGAATGTATTGTATTGATAAAAGTTATCACTCTTAGTATATGTTATTGTTTTACTATCTATATTAAATATTGGGTATTGATTATATGCTTGTAAATTGTTTTTTGGTTTAGGAACAAGTTTTAATAAACCAGATGATTGTTGTCCATTATATAATACAGCATGTGTAAACCATTTATTATCAACTTCTATTCTTGTATTATCATTAAATACCCCATCTAATATAGGAAGGTATTCAAATGCTTTTGTATAATCTTTTACATTTTGTAATATTTCATCTTGGAATTGATAAGCAAAGGGATAATCAATTATATAGTCATGTGTAATTCCATAGTAAGAATTATATAATTGTATATTAGTAAGGTGTCTCCATAAACATCCTGTTATAGATTGTTTGTATGTAGATTCTGCTAGTTGAACAGTGTTAATATTATTTAATTGAAATACTTTTGATGTTTTACAAGTTCCTTTAGATTCTAATATTATACTTGTTACATTGCTATCAACAGTAAAATTTCTACCAATAATAAGGTCTCTTCTAGGAACATCATTTGCAATAACATCTCTTTTATTAGTAAAGATGTCAAATGGTCCTGATGTAGGACTAGCTTTTGTTAACTTTATGATAATTACTTTTGACATAATATTATACTGTTGTAGTAGTAGTGGTAGTTGTAATTTCAAGTAATCCTGTTGTTACACATGTTGCTATTTGTGTTGCAGAAAGTAATAAATTTGTTATTGTTTCTACCTCTACTAAAGAATAAGGAGCTGTTCTTTCTATAGAATACATAATTCCTAAACTTGTAGTGATGTATATTATACAATCACATTGGAAAATTGATGTTGGAACTATTGATTCTATATTTAAGTCTAATTCTATACTTCCTGTAGAATAATTATATTGTGTTATATAATAATCACTAGATGTAGTATCTTGATTTACTACAATTAATTTTCCTTCTGTTGTATACAACATATTAGTAATAGCCACTCTATCTGTTTGTAGAGCAAATTGTATAGAAAGAGTCATTGATGTTGGTCCAATAGGATTATCAATTTCTAATTCTACAATATTTGGAGGGGTAACAGAATCATCAACAGCTATAATTACACTATCACTAATTGCAACTATTCCTGAAGATGTTGTAAATGTTCCAGGAAAAGGAATTGCTGTATTATATGTAGCAGTGAATGGGGTTGTTGTAATATCCCATTGTAAAAATGATGTTGTTACACTCCATAAATAATTAGCTGTCATAGCTATTCCATATATAGAAGTAAATCCTGGGACATTTAATGTATTCAAAATAGTATTCTCTAATGTTGTATAATAAACAGTGTCATTTGTATTAAGTAATATACCACAGCATTCTTCTATATTAGGAGAGATATTAGTGGTGGTAGTGGTGGTGCTACAATCACAACTAGCAATTTCTACAATTACTCCTCCAACTACATGATAAGCAATTCCATCTGATTGACTTTCATCTGTAAAATACCATCCATCAGGAGCTAATGTACAACTAATTCCTAATCCATTATAAACTACACTATTAATAGAAAGACTAGAAGTCATAACCTCAAAACCAAACATTGTTACAAAAGCAGATCCTGTAAATGCAATTGCATTACAAACATCAGTGAGATTTCCTGTTGAATCAACTGGAGACTCCCCATCTACTTGATAACCAGTAAAGAATCCAAATGTACTTAAGCCAGGAGGTCTAGAACAAGGTGTAGTAGTAGTTGTTGTAGTTGGAGAAGGAACTGTAATTATTCCTGTTCCTACTAATTCACAAGATGTAGCCACTGCTGTTCCTTCTAATAAACATTTTGGTGATATTGTACTTGATGTGGTAGTAGTAGTAATTGGTATTGTAGATGTAGTTGTTGTTGTTATAAGACGATTTACTACACCAGTTAATAGTTCAATACTTCCATCAAAAGATGTACAACATCCATTTATTCCAGAATAAAAGAAATTATTTTCTCCTATATACCAATTAGGAATATAACTATGAAATGATGTCCATGATTTTGTATTAAAATTAAATGATATTGTCCAAGATTTATTACAGAAAAAATCTGTATCTGTTAAATACACTTGTGTTTTAATAGGAGTATTATTTATAATTGTCTCTACATAGAATTCATTATCTTCTTTATTGTATTTAACATCATTAGACTGCGGAATATAATCTAATTTAGTTATTATAACTCTATCAAACTTACTATCATATACACCATGTATTCCTATACCATTAAAATGATTATCTGTATTTATTTCTGGAAAATACCTTAATATTTCAAAAGCTAAGTGATCTGTCATAAATCTATTTACACCAGAACCAAATGCTGTTAAATCTACAGCTTGTGTTCCTTCAATTAAAAATATCTGACCTCTTTTTGCATCTATTGTAATTTGTCCTTGTGGTATTTTTAATAAAAATTTATTTTGACTACCAACATATCCTAAATCTGTTTCAGCAAAATCAATTGGAGGAGCACCTTTAAATAAACTAGGATTTCCTAAATAAGCAGCTTGTGGATTACTTGTATCTAATGTTAATAGATTATTATACATTAATGATTTGTTTTCAAATCTTGCTAATACTGCTTTGTTTTGAATACCATCAATAGATATAAAATTTCCATAGTTTTGTGGAAAATCAAAATATGATGTTGCTCTATATATTAACCAATTATTTACTCTGTTGTCAGAGTCTATATTTTGTAAATCAGAGTATATTGCTCTAAATGGATAATTTGTAAAACATAATTTATCTTCCCAATCTGGAGGAAGATGTGAAAAGAAGTTTTCTTTATTTTGTTTAGAATATGTTACATTATAGTTATATGTATTATCATTTGCTATAGAAACAAAACTTTCTTGTACCCAATCATCAGGAATACCTGTAGAAACATGTGGCCAAAAATCTCCTTCTCTATTATTAAACGCTTGTCTTAAATCTGTGTTATAACTTGATTCACAATAAAAATTAGGAATTCCATATGCAAACAAATAAAAATATCCATCATAAAATGTTCTATTAGGATTACTAGCTGGTGGTGCAGGTAATTGACTATTAGGACAATCAAAATTATGTGCTTTATATGAAACAATATTAGTTATAACACCAGAACCATTTCCAGAATAATCTTCTAAAATACTTCTAGCAGAATGCCAGAATTTTGGATAGGCAATATTACCAATCTCATCATAAAATACATCACTATCATCTGGAGCATTTACTCTATTATCTATAAAGAATGGAAGTTTAGTTTTAAATGTAAATCTAGAGATAAATGTATCTCCTCCAAATATTGTTGTTGGTTGAGAAGAGCTATTTAAATCTACTTGAAACCCTGTATCAATTGTTTTATAAGAATACATTTGTCCCCATTGATTTACAAATATATTCTTTAATGAAGCATAATAAGAAACTACACTAATATCTTGTTCTTTAGCTGGTGTTGCACAAGCATTACTTTCACCTATAGTAAATCTAGATTTATCTGTAATTCCTATAGAAGCCATATTAGCACTAGCACTAGGAAAGGGTAATGCTGATAAAAGTTCTTTTGTTTTTAAAAATACAGAACTTTCTCTTTGAAAATTATTAATATTATGTGTATCTCCAACATTCTGAACTGCAGGAATTAAATATTTTTTAATATCCAGCATTCTTTGTTTAAATCCATTATTAGGAACACTAACATTATAATTATAATCAGCTATAGAATTATAACTATAAGCATAATTTTTTCTTGTTATTCCATTTAAATAAATAGTTAAATATGCTTGATATGTAGCAAACATTGCAGCAGCACTAAAAGGAGAACTTATGTTTCCTAGTCTACTAGAACTATCTAAAGCATCTCTTTGAGCTTCTTTAGTTAATAATCTATATTTAGCATTGTCTTTTACTTGTACAAAGTGAGCTTGTCCTTTTCCAAATATTACATTTTCTAGTTTAAGAACATTTCCTAAAAAAGGTTGTCCAAAAGAAGTTTCTGGAGAATTAAATACTTGTCTTTTTGCTAGATTAGTATTTAAACCAGGAAGAGAAGTTGATTCATTACATTTGATAGTAGATCTTCTATCTTTTCCTGGTCTACGTTCAATAGTAATACCACATCTATCACAATATTCTATACATGTAGGAGCACTCCCTACTACAACTTGTATTTCAAAGGATCTAGTAGAACCACCAAACCCTCCTAACCATTGAGTAGTAATTCCATTTATTGCATCATTATACTCTGCTCTCCATCCTCTACAAACACCTGTTGATGCAATTAACCATCCATCATAATTAGCATATCCAATTTCATTTCTTATAATTGTAGGAAAAGGAAATCCTGTATTTACTCTTGTTGTTTCTCCTATAAAAATAGGTTTTCCTATAGCACAAAATTCTATTTCTCCTAATGTGTAAAACTTTTGTCTACTTGATTTATTTGTATTACAGTCTACATAATCTATTTCAACAAAAGGAGCTCCACCATTAGGATCATCATTTAAAAATCTAATGTATAAAAGCCATGTTTCACATATTTGTGCCCAAGCATTATTATTTGAATTTAAAAAAGCATCTTCATTTAAATCATTATAAGGGTAATTAGGAAAATAAAAAGTTTGTTCTTCTCTTTTATATTCATTTACATTACGAAGAATTCCTTTTCCTACAATAGATTTATTTGTAGATCTATCTCCTCTTACTATTTTATACCCTACAATGTCTGCTTTTTGTTCTGCTGTAAGAGATGAACTTTGTATTAAAGAAATAACTTGTTGTGTATCTATTTTTACTCCTATAGGAAATACAGCTGTATTACCCATTGTTGCTGTATTTAATGTAGAGAATATAGCTGTTTCATTTATAGGACTAACTAATACATCTGGAAATTTATGATGTCTTATTTTTTGCCCTGCTAACTCTCCCCATACATTTGTATTACAAGGGTATTCCTCTGTTGATTCCCAATAAGCAAACTCTCCATATTGATAAGGGGTGGCATTTCCTATGTTTTCTCCTAAAGCATCTCCTATTACAGAAGCTGTATTATATATTTGCCACGTAGGAGCTTGTAATTCATCCCCTATAAAATCATCATTTGTATTCTTATAAACAGGAAATAAATCTGAAGAATTTGCTATTCTTCCTGGAATATGAAAACCATCCATTTGTTTACCACTAGCTAATATTGGAACAAACTCAAATGCATATACTTCATCTCTTAAATATCCTCTAAGATTTGTAGCGTTTAATTCATCTGCATAGTTTTCTGAAGCAGGAATTTTATATGTTACCCACTGTAAGCTAATTTGAGAAGCTATAGACTGATAATTAACTCTGTCTATAGATGTAAGTCCTTTCCAAACTAAAACATCTTGTACAGCTGTTAAATCATCTGCTAGTTCATAATGTGGAAATTTTTCAAATATATCATTTATAGAAAGACGTATATTATCTACTATCTGTCCTGTATATGTTATTTTGTTATTAGCTTCTTCAATAAAGTATGTTCCTACTAATTCAACAGAAGTAATATTATTAATAGTTTTAATTACAGCTAAATTAAAATATTGAAACTGTCCTGTAACATCTAAATTGTTTACATCAATTATAATAGATTTACCTACTTGATAATTAAAATTAACTGTAGCTAATGATATATCAGCTATAGGTGTAGGATTTGTTACAGAGTAGTAAGATGTATATGGATTACCAGCAGGGTCTGAATATTGGATAGCAAACTGATAAGTTCCTGCTGTTAAATCTCCTCCTGTTGTTATATCAGAAACATTTAATAAAGGAATACTAAAATTAGGTTGTAATTTTAATTGATTACAGTCTAGTTGATTTGTATATTCTGGATTACACAAATCTGCATTAGGTTTTAATAAATAAGGAATATTTTCAATATCTAAATATCTTCTAGAATTATATCCATCTGTCCAATATATTTCTGTTGTACAATTTGTAATCTTATGTGCTGTTTTGTGTATAGGATAGTTAATATTAAAATTTAAACATTTAGCATTAACTAATGTTTTATACTGACAATCATTATTATCCATATATCCTATTTCACTGTCTCCTGTATTTGGATTTGTAATAAAGAATATATGTTTATTTTTTTCTTGTATAAAATAATCTCCTATTAGAACATACTCATCTGGAAATGTTAAACAAAATTCATTTCCAGGTTCATTTTGATAATTAACAGAACTAGCATCAAAGTTTTCAACAGAAGCGTTTAATGCATAGGTAAGTTGCCCTTTCTTAACTTGATTAAGGGTTTGGTCCATATTAAGACCAGTTTGTGCAACATTATAATCGGTTTTTATATTACCTTGAGATTGTTCTTGATTATCTGCCATAATCTTAATTAATTGTTTCTTCTTCTTCCATATCTATTAGTACGATTGGGGAGTTCATACATATTAAATCTTCTTAAATCATTTTTAACTCTTCTTTGTTTTTCCCAAGGAGTTTGCTTTTTCATTTCTATTTCAGCCATGATGTAAGCTTCTTCATATTGTTGTTTATAAAACATCATTTTTTGTTGAAGCTGGTTGAAAGTTTCATCATTAGTTTGATTTGTAAGCATTTCAAATACTTTATATTTAATAAATGCTTCTACATACTCTCTTATTCTATAATTATCAGGAATTAATTGATTTCCTATCTCATCATATTCTGTGGCATAAAATAATAAATGAACTATTCCATTTCTAAAGTTAGTAACAAATTTATTATCTCTAATATCAAATGAGTCATAACTAGCAGCTCCAGGAGTGAATTCATGAATAGGAGGAGCTTGAGCATACATTTCCCAATTGTTTGTATAATCTACACCACAGTTTTGTCTTGCAGATATATTACCAGGTCTTAGTAAATATTCATGAGTAAATTGTCTAGCTGTACTATTATTTGTTTTATAAACAGCTTGTACCAAATTTGGCATACATTCAGGACATCCTGTTGTACACTCTGAATTAGTACAAGGTACTCCATTAGATGTTACAGGACTTATTTGTATTGTAGTAGCTGATGCTGCTTGAGAATAGAATGAATTAGCATCTTGATATGGAAAACCATTTACTGCTGTACACATCCATGCTTCTCTTACAGCATAAAAATTATCAGGAAGTCTTGCTTCAAAATCTTCTATATAAAGAATTTCTTCACTTATAACAAATGTAGTTCTTCCCAGCTTCTTTAGAGCTTTATCTAAATAAGTTGGGAATAATAAATCATCTACCGCTGCTGTATCAAAATATGACTTTAATTCCTCTTTTACTGTACTATATACAGGTTCAGGACTAACAAAATTGTATTTATAGTAATATGACATAGTTTATGTTTTCCATTGATTATAAATGTGTTGATATTTATTATCGGTTTTTAAGTAGTGTGATAGTAATCTTGATGTGAGTCTAGAAGGTTTAAAATACCATAAATCAGAATGTTTAAATCTTGCTGTGGATTTAAACCACATCCATCCAAAAAAATACCCTTCTGTGTGATAGTTGAAGTTATATATAACTTTTCCCTTTTCTTTTGTTTTTTGCCAATCTATAGGAAGATTAACAAATTCCTTTCCTTCTACATTAATTTTTAATTTTCTTCTTTTCTTTTTATTAATAGAAAACTCTCCAAATCCAAAAGGCAGTTTTCCTTTTTCCCCTGTTTCTAATATATGTTTTTTAAATAATTCATTGTATGTGTATAATATATTTCTCCATTCATCATATGTTAGTTTTATAGATGGATGTTTTTTACAAAAGTTATTATAACTGTCTTTACTAGAAGACCTCCATTCAATTTTTGTTCTACACATTAATTAGTTGGTTTTGCATTTGGTGCTTGTCCATCAATTCCTTCTGAACTTATATCACTCTTAATGTTGAAGTAGGTGGATAGTAACTTCTTAGATGTAAGTTCTAGTACCTGCTGTTCTAAGTATCCTGGAAGAGGAAATTCTTTATCTAATGGGTTTATACATAATTGTTCATTTGTATAATCTGGAGTTCCACATCCACATTCAGGATACATAATATCATTATCAACGTCCTCTTCAAAAAATGCAACAAATCTAATTGATTTAACCATTGGATTAGTTACATATAAATATCCATTAGAAATCCAAAAATAATTTTCTTTTTTTATTACAGGAAGTTTTAATAGATTTAAATATCTATTGATTGTTATTTCTTTTAGTTTACTCCCTTTACCACTCATAGCATTAATAGAATAGACTCCTTGTATAACATATTGATAATTACCTTCTGATATTCTAGGAATTTTAAATCTAGTTCTAGCTATGCTACATTCATCAACATAATTACAACATTCAGAAATAGGAACTTCCACCATCTCTAGACAAGGGATAGTGGTGAAAAGTGTATCTGTAGCCCATAGCTTTCTAAGATTTGTTTCTCTTTTAATTAGTAATAAAGAGTTATTTCTTATTTCAGAAGCAATTGCTCTATCTGTTGTTAAAGCATCAGTTGATAATATTTTATGCATTGCCCTAACATCACTGACTAATTTACGAAGTGTTGCCATTATATATTATGTTTTTTATTTATTTCAGAAACAATTTGTAAAAAATCTTTGAAATTAATATCATTTTTCATTCTATTAACTATCCATCTACATAATACAATGTTTCCTTTTATATATCCTTTAGAAGAGTCAAATCTATCTAAAGATACAGAATCTTCATTATTATCTTTTTCTCTTGTATCAATAAACATTTCTTTACCAGTATAATAACACAATCCTTTTTGTATTTTAAATAAATCTTTAATGTATTCTAAATCTATATTGTGTTCTAAATTTCTTTTTTTAGCGTTTTGTTTAGATGACCAAAAAATTGAACTAAGTCTATGTTTATTTCTTTGAATAGGTGCTAGTTCTTTTTTTCTATCTAAAACTGCTCTAGAAGAGTGATATTTTCTTCTGCAAGACTTACATTCAGATACAAATGCTCTTCCTAAACCATTTGTTACTCTTTTATTTAAACTGGGGGAATATTCATAATTTGGTTTAAACTCATTACATTTAGTACACTGATGTAAATAATCTAAAGAATTTATCTCTATACTTCTTTCTATTGTTATTTTAGAATTCGCCATAATATTTTATTAAAACCAGATAGGTATTGATATTATATTTTTATCTGTTTTATCAACTACTTCTAGTAATGCACCTGCATTAGAAGAACCATAATTGTGTTCTATCCAGTTAGAACCTCCACATATAGAGGGGACATTAATATATCTTCCTGATTTACCTATATTAACTGAGTATGCGTGTAAGTCTCCTTTTATAGTTGATATATGTTTTCCTGGAAGATTTTTAGAATAATCTAATAACCATAAATCTGTTTTTTCATTTAGATTTAATGGAAATCCAAACTTCATATATTTTTCATCTTTACCATGCGTAAGTAAAATGTTATGATCTCCCCATATATAAGAATCAATAAATTTTTCTTGATTAATAAAATTTACTTTTGGAAATTGTCCTAATAAATAAAATTCTAAGGCTTTATTTATTATATAAGAATAATCATTTCCTGTATGATTTGAGTTATTAATATTAATAATAGTTACCTGTTTATATGTATTTTCATATAAAATTTTATCATAAAAATTTCTTCTAGCTTTTATGTATATATCAAATTGTTCTTTATTTGATAAAGAGTCTAAAGCATGTCCTCCTCTGGTTGTTTGTTTATTAAACCCATCTAATTCATCCCCTAAATTAACTATATATAAAGTTTCTGCTCCTTGATTATTAAATAATATTTTATCTGCTAATTTATCTAATCTTTCATAATAAATATCTCCTGTGTAAGGACTGTCAAATAAAGATTCTTTAAAATCAATTCCAGCATGATCATCTGCTATATAAACAAACATTGCTTTATTTGAAATTTTATTTGGTAAAGTATATTGTCTAACAGGATAGTTATTATTAAAAAAAATTTCTAATTGTTCTATTAATTTTTCTTTATTTTTTTCTTCTATAGAAATTAACTTACTAAATACAGAAGAAGTAAACTTACCAGAGGGTAACATTTTACTCCAATAGTTTGTAATTACATATTTTGTTAAATCTATTTTATGTAATTGTGCTAATTCTACATCATTTTTAGGTTCAAAATTACTTGTTATTGTACTTTCTAATGTTCCTTTTTCTACATTTACTTTTTTTGTTGTCTCTCCTGATAATTCTTCTTTTATTAAAGGGTTTTCTTTTTTTAATTCTTTTAATTCTCTACGTAAATCTTCTACTTCTTCTACAGATATATTTAGTTTTTCTGCATAATAAATGTTTGATTTTTTTCTTTTTAAGAGTAATTCTAATTCTTCTAACAATGTTTGGTTTTCAGACATATATGTTTTTTTTAATTAAAAAATATTGTAAAGGTAAAAAATAATTTTTATATATTCCAAATAATTTTAGTTAGAGTTGTAATTATTTATAATTAAATTAGTTATAAACAAAAACTCCCATAAACAATTTGTAAATGGGAGAAAACATAGAAAACCAATAAACTATGATTTTTTAAATTGTTGTTGTGGTTGTAGTAGTAGGAGCTATAGTTGTTGTAGTTGTAGTTGTGTTTTGTAATATAACATCTATATAATTAGAACAACTTCCTCCTGATAAAATTCTTATGGCTGATGTAAAATCAGGAACAAGAGCAGAAGCATATCCTGCAAGTAATGATGATTTAGATACACCTGTTTCAAATGGAGTTAAAAATCCATCAAGATTTGAATATAAATTAAATGGGCCAGAGGATGTTCCTGCTGTTGTTAATGTTATTAATACTGTCATAATATTGGTTTTAAGTTGGACAAAGTCCTATTATACTTATTATAGGTCCACCTGATGATACTGTACCCTGTATTGCACAAAAACCAGCTGTAGTGGTTACAAAAAGTTCTTGTGGCACACCTGTACAATCTGTATAATATACTGTACCTGGTATTCCATCAGCATCTGCTAAAAACTCTTGACATAAACCAAGAGTAGTAGTGGTGGTAGTAGTTGGAATAGAAGTTGTACTAGTAGTTGTTGTAGTGCTTGAAGAACTAGTTGTTGTAGTTGAGCTACTGCTAGTTGTGGTGGTAGTAGGAGCAACAGTAGTAGTTGTGGTAGTAGTTGAACTAGTGCTTGTTGTAGTTGTTGTTGGAGTTATAGTGGTGGTGGTAGTTGTAGTTGATGGACAAGGAGTTACTTCAATTACTATAACTTTAGATCCTAATACTAAAGAAGAATCAACTATGCACCCTGTACTAACATTTAAAGGAAATACAATTGTGTCTGAAAATGTACCTCCAAAACATCTTGTTGCAGAAAAATCACTATCTCCAGGAGAACCACTAGGACCAGAAGTTCCTAGTTTATAAACTGAACAAGTTATTCGTGCTGTAGTGGTAGTTGTGGTGGTTGTAAAAGAGGGACAGCATGTATTTAACTGATTATTTATATTAGTTATACTATTTGTTATATTTGATATATCTTGTGTAATGTTTTCTACATTTTCTGTTATTGTATTTACACTCTCTGTAGCAGAACATATAATAGTATTAAATTTAGAAAGGATTGTATTTAAATCATCACACGTATCTACATCTGTACAAGGGAGTGTGCTACTATTGTATGATATAGTATTTGTTTCTATTGTTTCATTATTTGATTGAGGACAATTAGACATATCTTATACTTATATTGTTGTAGTTGTAGTAGTAGTTGGACAACAAGTTCCTAATGTATTATTAATATTAATAACATCACTATTAATATTTACAATTTGAACAGTTAATGTATTAACTTGTGTAGTTAATGTATTTATTTGAGATAATAGATTACATATAACTTCATCAACTTTTTGTAACACTACATTAAGATTATCACATGGCTCAATTGTAGTACAAGTTAATATAGGTCCATTATAAATTATATTACTAGATAGAGTTACATTAGTTCCACATAAGTTGTTATTACAATTAGTACACTCACAAGGAATGTTTGGAAATACATCTGTACAACAAGGATTAACTGGTAAAAAAGAATGTGACATTTTATTAATTTATTTATGGTATATACATTATATAATAACATCCTATACTAGGTTGAATATTTAAGTGTGGAGCATTATCTCCTGTAGAAGCATTAGATACAAATACATTTTGTCCTACACCTGTTCCTTTTAATCCTGTAACATTAGAAGTAATAGTAGCATTTCCATAATTATCTATACCTGTAGTTATAAAATAACTTCCTATATCTCCATTGTCATTATTAGAGCCAATTACTGTATGTGTATGTCCAGGATCATTAATTGTAACTGTAGCTGTGTGTGTATGAGAAGGAAGATTTGGAGTTGTAAGAACAACTTGATTTAGTCCTACTAAAGTATTTAATGCATAATTAGGATTACCAGATATAGCTGGGTTTACAGCAGAATTAAATGTACCTCCACCCATTCCTGTTGTAGCACCAACCAATGTTCTTCCTCTTAAGTCTGGTGTACTATTTAATCCATTACATAAATACACTTTATCCCAATATCCTGATCCTACTCCTGATATACTAAAACTATCTCCTGAAGCAGGATAATTTGAAAGAGGACCAAAATAAGGAATTGGAGCATAAGGAATCATTCTATCTTTAGCTAGAGATAAAAAGTTTTGACTATTTAAATAATTTTGAATTAATGTATCAATATCAGCAATAGCTACATATGTATTTGGAAGATCAATTAATAATTGAATAAAATCAGCATTTATTGAACAAAGTTTATTTATTACAGCTTGTACAATAGCATGTGTATCTGAAGAAGCTGTAACTCCTGTTAAACAATTTGCTGGTAATGTGTAATCAGCATTTAATGTAGTGAGCACTACATCAATTGCACCTACTTGTGTTTGTAAATCACATGCAGCATCTACAAGGGCTTTTAATACATCTACAACAGATAAATCCCCACATGTAGGAAGATATTGTTGTACAAGCTCACATATCACTGTAGGAGCTAGATTAATTTTTATTCCTTCTCCATTTAATGTAGAAGTAAGAAATGTAATTAATGCTTGTTCTACAAATGACAGTGAGTCACCTGTTTGTATTCCTAGGACAGGAACATCTATTCCTGTATATTTAACACATCTGTCAGAAACAATCTCTGTACATCCTCCATAGCAATTTGAGCAATTAGACATATTATTTATTTTTATATTGTTGTTGTTGTTGTGGTTGTTGGATTTGGTACAATTGTAATATCACATGGAATCTCTATACAAGGCTCTGGTGTATTACATCTACTAACACATCCTGCTGTTAAACGTACTACTCTATTAGCAATCATATTTATAGAATATTTATGAGCATAGTTTGGGTTAATATATTTATATTGTAATATTCTTCTATACCCTATTAATTGAGAAATGTTATCAGTAGGTACTGGTTTATTTAACATATAAGATATGTTATTGTATAAATTATTGCCAAGTTCTGCTAATTTACAATCTATACTTCTAAGTAGAGAAGGTATATTAGCACATTCTGGACAATTTGTCAGTCTTGGTAATAACATAGTATTATTTATTTACATTAGCCGCACAGTGAGCACATAATCCATTAATTAACTGACATCCACACCCTACATTAGCTTGGCAATTTGAACACTGAGCTTTCATATTAATAAAAATTTATTTGATAGTTGTTACCAGAACAACCACAATTTGATTTTAAAAAGTTATTTAACATATTATCTGCTTGAGCATATAATCTATTTGATTCTTGCTCTGCACAGTTATTGGCTGCTGCAATAGCTCCTTGTATAAAAAAGTTAATTGTATTTAATGTTATACTAGATTGAGTTTTTAAAGCTCTATCACATTCCATCATATTTAATTGTAAAAACGCATTATCAAATTTTTCTTGAAGTTTGTCAACACGTAATATTGTTTTCTCTACATAATTTGTATATGCAGGAGCAACAGAATATTTTATTCTATATACACCATCTGGAAGAGGTTGATTACATCCTGGTTCTGATATTTCTAAATTAGATGATGTAAATACATTTAATTGATTAGGAACAAATGGTAATATTTTAATACCAAATCCAGGAACATCAATTTCAACAGAAGGTGCTAATACTACTGGGGGATTGGTAGGATATATAGAAGCATCTGTAACACCTAAAGTGTTAACATCATATGTAGGAACTATTAATATATTTAATTGTAAGTTTGGCATATTTGTTTCTAAATAATTATGCCAGAGGAATATGAGATTTATTCCCTTTCCTCTGGCATAGGTTTATTAATTATCTACTTACTATGGTATATTAGTACTTGTAGTAGTGGTAGTTGATGGGGCAGCAGTAGAAGTTGTAGTTGTTGTACTTATACAAGGCAATCCTTGATCTACAACAGAGCCTAAACCAGCTACTAAAATTGTTTCAAATGCAGAAGTTAAATTACTACCTCCTTGTGGAATAGCAAGGATTACTGTAGAATCTTGTTCAATATAATCACCCCATTGATAAGCAGATTTGTCATACTCATTAAATCTAATATAGAAAGTATTATAAGTTTGGCCATCAGATACATAAGATTCAAAGTTCTCATTATATCCATTCATTCTATATAAATGCTTCAAGTAACCAGCTTGATAGCTGTAGAAATTTTTCTCTAATTGAGCAATTTCTGCAGATTGTCCTGTAGGATAAGAAGAACGTTGAGTTATAGTTGGAGTGGCAACTAGATTACAATTGTCATCAACAATAAAGTCAGCAGTAGTAGCAGGACCAGAAAAAACAAATGTTCTAAATGTTAATCTATCGTATTCAAAAGGGAATGCAGCAATATCACAAGGTTGACCATATTTAGTTAATGGTTTTCCTGTTATACGTAAAGTTGTACCTCCTATGTTTTCAAATGTAAAGAAAGTATTAAAACTAATGTTATCAGGGTTGTTACCTGGAGCAGCTTGTCTTAATTTAGTAATTAATGAATTGATAATTATATCATCACTTACATCATCACAAGGATTATCACCACAATTACAGCATGGAGCTTGTATAGTTACTGAACGTGTAAATCCATTAAAATATAATGTGTCAATATAAGATGAGTGAGCACGCAAAGTTAATGTAATAACTTCTCCACATTGTACAGTAAAATTGCTTACATCAGTAATTTGATTAGCAGCTGTAGGACATCCTGATACTTTATACCATTCTGTTACATTAGAATTTTTTGTTGTAATTGTTTGAGCATTACCTGTTAAAGAAGTTGTTTGAACTCCAATCTTATCAGATCTTTTAGATCCTTGAAGATAGGTGTTTTGTCTTCCTTGTGCAATATAAAAATAAGGAGCAGCAGCAATGTTACCAGAGGTAGCTACAGCATAGTCATTTTTAAAGATTCCCACAGTACCTGCAGTTAGGTCTTGTGTTGAGCCAGAGCTAGGGACAGCACTCTGCCCTACTGGAACCACGAATAACGTGGTTAATGAAAAATCAGCCATTTTGTTTATTTATTAAGTGTTAAAATTTATTCGTTTGTTTGTATTCTATATGCTGCACTTTGTACAGCTGCTTGATTTTCAGTAAACATTGCTAAATTTTGTACTGTTAAATCTAACAATTCATCCTCTAAATATGTTTCTAATTCACAATCTTGATTAGTAGAAGGTGTTCCATCAAACTTAACATATCCTTCTTTATCAATATACACTGGATACCTCATGTAACTTATACATATTTTTTTTGGTGTAAATGTACCATCTGTAAATATGCTTATTTCATCAGAAGAAAGAAAATTAAATGTTTCTTGATATTCAAAAGAAGGTTTGTAATGTTCATTGTTTAAAATGAATTGTAAATCTCCATGTTTAGCTAAATCTCTATTTATCCAAATCTTTCTATCTTTACATCTTCCTTTATCAGCTAAAACATATGAATCTATATAGAACATATATTTTGGTTCTAATTCATGAATATTAGCTTTCCATTGATTTAATTCTTCATTTTTAAGTGTTAGTGGTAATTCACCACTATTATATGATATAATAAGATTTTGTAAATCTTCATATCTTTTCTTAAAAGAATCAAGCCCTAATTGACTAACTGTACTAATACCATCAACTTTTTGTTTTATTAATTTAATCTGGGCCTCATTGAGGGCCAATATTTTATCTTCTAATTGAATTTGTTGATGATCATTAGTAGATAGCTTATTTAATCTTTGATCAATTTTATATAATAGACTATCTACTAGTATCATTTTTTATATTTTTAAAACTAATTACTAAATAGCAGCTAGTTTTTTAGTTTTTAATTTTCCTTCTAATGTTAATAACTCATCTTGGTTATCATCATCAGCTAAGAATTTAATTAATTCTTCTTCATCTTTAGCTATTTCATGCTCTCCTTCATATACAGTTCCACTAGGTTTTATTCTATATATAGAATGAGTTATAGCTTGTTTTACTAAATCTTTAATATGGAGCAAAGACTCTTTCATATCAGCAAATCTATTAAACACTTCAACTGGATTTAATCCTGAATATTTTCCATTTTTAAATTCTGTTTGTTTTAATACATTATCTACTAAGTTATACACCATTTCTTCTTTTGAGTTTTCTGTTACTGGAAGACCTAAAAGTCTTGCAACTTTTTTCTTCTTCTCAGGACTCATAGAATCAAATTTAACAATTGCTTTGTTAATTAATTGTTTTTTCTTGTACACCACTTCATTCTCTCTTTCATCATCAACAACATAAAATTGTGTTTCTGCTGGAAATTCTCCTCTTTCCCAAGCTTGAAGAGATGTTGCAATAGTTGGATGTACTCTAAGCCAAGAAAATGCTATTTCTTGAAAAGCATTTGATAAATCAAAATAGTTTTCTCCATCTAATAATTTAACTGCTTGTACATGAGTTTGATCATTTGTAGAAGTAGATAAGCCATAATTCCAAAATTTAGAACGTGGGCCTAAATCAATATCTCCAATTGCATCTTCAAGTTTTTTCCTAAGAGCAGTTACTCTTTCAATTTCAATCTGTTTTTCAGTTGGATCTTGAATTCTTTTAATGTAAGTAGCATCTGGGTCTAACCCTGTTCTGTATTTACCATCCAATTCTTTATAAGGAAGTTTTAATACACCTGTTCCAGGGATTCTTGTCATTCCTTTTTGTGCTAACCCACTATCCATTGTTTGTGATTGAGAACTATTATATTCTCTTTTAATAGTAGAAATTTTGCCTGTCTTTGCCATAAATGTAGTTTTAATATTTGGTTTTAATTTGTTGCGTGGGTTGGACTCGAACCAACGTACTTCAGTTTATGAGACTGAGCTGGAACCCCTCCAGTCTACCACACTATTTATTTTATTTTGTAATAGTTAAATTGAATTGCTGTTTTTCTTCTATGACAATTTGCACATCTAACATCACACTTTTCTATTTCTTCTGTTATAGATTTAATAGAAATTTTTTGTCTTATAGCATTAGAAATAGAAAACTTTTTTGTTGTAGTATCTCTATGATCAAATTCTAAAACTACTGGATCTATTTCTCCACAATCTATACATGGATTATTCTTTAAATAATTCCAAACAAAATTACGATTTCTTTCTAAAGATATAATATTATTTGCTTTTGTTCTTGCTTTAACTTTATCTTTATTTAAATCATAATGACGCTTTGCTGCTTCTGCTTGGTCTTTTTTATTTTTATAAGCCACATTTAGTTTATATTAGGTTATGAGCCTGCTGAGCTACCACTGCTCTACCACGCGATTTGTAGAGTGGTTCCACCGAAGGAACCTGATCATGGATACTATCCATATCAAACACTCTGGGTTGAGAATCATCCCCTCTAGGAGGGAGAGGAGGTGAGGGGATTTTTCTCGGAATAAATGAGTTACTCTGGTACGCCTACAACTCCTAAATGAGTAATTATTCTTCTTGGCGTAGTAACTACTTTTACTATTATTAGAATTGTGGAATTTCCTCGATCAACACAGTTCTAGATAAATCTTCAATAAATACATCACATCTGTCTTTCATCCAGATTTCGTATCCTGGGAATTTATTAGCTGAACTCATACCTTGAGACTTAGCAAAACCTAAGTGGTGACGAGTACCATCAATATACCCCCATGTCATAGAAGGAGCACCTTTCATTCTCACTTCTCTAATGTTATTCACCATTGAACCATCAGACATTGGAGACACATCAAACACCATAAATACAGGAGTAGATTTTTTGTTTTGTCCAAACTCTAAATTAGTTTGTGGTAAATCTAATTCTTTTAAGTGGATAAGTTCAACTCTACCAGTTTCACGTGTAACCATTGCATCAAATGCAAAGTTATAAGTGATGTGTTGTCCTTCTCCTTGCATAAATCTATTTCCGCTATCTGCCATTAATGTTAGACCAGAATTTAATGCATCATTTTTCAAAGCTTGTTGGAATACATCGAATCCAGCTTCATTAGTATACATTTTTACAGAACGGTCTTTTACATCCACTCTTCTATAGAACAAATCTCCAAATACTGAACGAATCAAGTTAGCAGAAAATTCCCCTCTATTATATTGTACCAAGTTTCCATTGTTACGCATTCTGTGATATACACCAGCAGATGTTCTTTTTAATTCTTGTTTAGAACCATTAGTTTTAACTGTACCTGGTTTAGCCCAGATCATACGTTTAACTTTTAATTCTAACATTGATTTACGCATCCAGAACTCAATAAATGGTTCCCATTTAACATCATTACGTGTTAAAGGTAATTGATTTCTACGTTGTGGAGCATATACTAAAATATCTAATGGTTTACCAGAAGCATCTCTCATTGTTTTATCATCAGCCCATTCTGTAATTTTGTGCTCATAACCATATGCACTAGATAATGATTCAAACATTGTGATTTGTTCACCCAATCTTGGTAATCCTAAAAGATCTTGATCAAACTCACCAATAGCAGCATCAACTAATTCTAGTTCAATACCATGTTGTAAAAATGTAGGGTTTACAAAATCAATTTGAGGATTATCACTTACTAATGTAAATGTATATAAATACCCCATGTTCCAAGGTTGTGGATCTTTAATTACATAGAAACGTGGACCATATTGACGTGTACCTACAGATACAATAGCATTTTTAGAGAATTCATTAGTGTCTAATACTAAATTAAATTCTTGACCATCTACACCTGTTTTACCAGAAGACATTAAATCTAATGTAGATTGAGGAACATCAATAATTTTTGGGAATTTGTAAGGAACAGCTATTTGCCATTTCCAAGCATCACTGTTATTATCAATGTAATAAGGAGTGCTTTTGTTGATCATGTCTAAAAAGTCATTGCTATACAATGAACTCTGTGTATACAAACTGATAATTTTTTTATCATAGTCTGCAGGTTCAGTGGAGTGGAAAGACTCCAAGTGATTAGAGTCAGTCAATTTTCCTACAGCACGTTTGTCCATTGACGCTACACGTGCATATTGAAACCCCGTTACTCCAGGAAGTGTTTGAATTGCCATTTTTTATTCGTTTTTATTAATTATTAATTTATTTGTTATGAAAACCATGATTTTGTGTTAGTGCCACCAGTTGATGATGGACCACCTGTTTTAACTTTTGTTACTTGTCTTGCTACTTCTCCAAATAGTTCATTGGATTTTTTGGTAACACCTGTTTTTTGTATAGTTGATAATGTAGGATCTTTTTCTAACATTTTCATGATAAGTCCTAGTTTAACTTTCATTGCATGATTTTCTGGTCTTTTCATATCCAAAATAGCACGATCAAAGTCTGTTAATGTTTCTCCTGATGGAGTTTTCCATTTATCAACTAATAAGAAATCTTGTAGTTCACCTGCTAATTTTGGATTGATGGGAATACCATCAAATTCTTTTGTTTTAACTTTTTCTTGTAGAATGGTTTGTACGTTCTCTATATACTTATTTCTAATTTGAGTTTTTTGTTGTAACTCAGCTTCAGATTTAGCTTCTAGTTCTTGTAATTTAGCTGCTTCTTTTTTAACTAACACTTTATGGTTTTTAGTAGCAACACTTTCTAAATCACCATAATTTTTAAGTCTTTCAACTTCTGTTTCTATATCTTCTGGATCAAAGCCTTGATTAGCTAAGGCTTGTTTCATTATTACAATTTGATTATCTTCTATGGATAAATCCATTTCAGCAAATCCAACAACATTATTATATGTAGTGAAGTAGTCTTTTGGATTAACTCCTTTTACAAATATGGCATCAAAAGCATCTTGATAATCTTCTCCAAATTGTCCTATGAAATTTTGTACAATTTCTTGAGCACCTTTTTTCTTTTCATTAGTAAATCTTTCTAAAAATTCTTCTGGAGTATTTACTGGTTCTGGTGTTTCTCCTTCATCAGTTGTAAAAACTCCTAATTTGTAAAGGTCATTAGTTAAAGCAGTAAATTGTGTTGTTTCTACTTCTTCTTCTTCTTCTGAATTTTCAACAATAGGTGCAGGTTCTTCATTTTCTTCTTCTTCTTCATCATCTCCTAAGAAATTTGAAATAAGAGCTTGTCCTTTTTCTTTGTCAGAAGCATCTTCTGCCACTGGTGTTATTTCTTTGCCTTTCGGCACTTCTGGTTTAACAGGAGGGGTTGTGGGTTCTGCATCTTTTATAATAGGAGTGACATCTTCTGGATTAGATGATGCTGTTTCAGGTTCAAAAAGTCCTTGAAGTAATTCTTGATTACCCATTCCCATTTCCATAGTACCTTGGATACTAAAGTTATCTAAATCATTAGCCATATGTAGTTGTATTAATGTTTGGTTTTATTTATGTAAAAGTATAATAAGAATTTCTAATATCAAAGAGTTATTACACTATATCATTCAATTTTTTGGGTAATATAGCATTAATGTTTTTTTCTTCTGTAAAAAAGAAAACTTTTTTTAACTTTTTTTGTTATTACGCCCTTTGGCATTTTCCTTTGCTATTTGTAAATCATTAGCCATATTTTCTCTTGCAACAGCAATTTTTTCTTTTTCAACAGCTAATTTATCTGCAGCTTGTTTATTTTTAGATTGAATATCTGCCATTTTTAATCCGTAATCTTTAGCAGCTTTATCCTGATCACTTGCTAGTCTACTCATTTCTAATACATCAGGAACTAAATTATCATTAACATCTTCTGATTCCACTTTACCAAATCCTGTAGCTTGTATAATAGCTATTTTTTCTTTAGATATTCTATCAAGTTCTTTTTGATAATTATCATTAGCTTGTTGCTCTTGTTGCATTTGCATTTGTTGTTGCAATTGAGCTTCTGCCTGCTCTTTTTGTTGATTAAGCTGTTGTTGTTGCATTTGCATTTGCTGCTGTTGCTGTGCTTCTTGTTTGTCTCTAAGATCTTTGAATGTTTTCTTCATTTCTCTCATAGACTTAGTGCTATATAGTTCTATTACATCATATAATGAACCACCATTCTGCATAAGAGGTTGTGCAAGTGCTCTAAGCTCATCAAACATTTGTTTATCTTCTGGTCTATTAGTAGGGAACACTTTAAGATCTCTAAACTTTAAATCATCTCCATTCACTTGTACAAATGCAGATAATCCCTCTGATGTAATATATGATAGCGTACTTTGTGGTTTTGAACTTGCTATATATAATGCAGCATCTATAATACCTTGATATAGTTGTCCCATTACATATTCGTGTGCAATAAACAATGGTTCTGTTTGAGAATATGATTGTTGCATTGCTGTATTAGTTCCTGTCGCACTTTCAGATGCTGATATAGATCCCATACGTTGTTTAGACATACCTATAAGTTCCCAACATTCAATTTTAATTTGTTGTGCTAATGTATAACGAGATTGTATTTCTGATGTACGTGTAAGATCTAAAGATGTAAATTGATTGAATGAACTAGGAGATTTTAAATTTTCTGGACTATCATCAATAAATACTACTCCTCTATTACGTGCTTCCATTTCCCATAAATCTAAAGCATCTTGTGCATCTCCATCTTTAGGAATAGGAATATGTCTTAATGACATAAGTTGTACTTTACCAACTTCTTTTTCAAGGAGTTTATATAATTGGTTCATACATACATTATATATTACTTGAAATGGTTTCATTAAGTCAACCAGGGATTTAGCCTCTGTATTCTTCACTTCATATGTTGTTCCTATTATAGGACAATAATTTAATAATTTAAATGGTTTTATGTGATAGATGTCTGGGCCTATTTTAGTTCCTTGATACCATTCATTTATCCATCCCCATTCTAATGATTGTTGTGTAGGGATAGTTTTTGATTTATAGGTTTCATCAACAAGCATAGATTGTTCATTACCCATTTCATCTATGTATATAAGCTTTCCTATTTTTCTTTTACTAATCCAATAACTTCTAACAACAACATATTTATAACCAAATGAGCTAACATTATTTGTGAGTCCTAAAAAGTCTTTAAGGCCATCATTATTCTCTTTCATTTCTGATTCAATAATCATACGTGTCTGTAACACTAATGGATCAAATGTATCATACATTACAGAGTCTTGGCCTGGAATAGCATCTGGATTACCAAGGTTGGATTCTCTAACATTAATTAAGCCATAATCTTGAAGAGAACTTCTGAGGTGATCTATTTCCTCTTTTGTAAGATCTGGTATGCTTTCAATGATCTCCGAAAGCTCCATAACTTGTACTGTACCAGCAGCATATGCACCTTGAGCTCTCCCTGTGGGATCTGATATGTATTTTCTATCAGGAGTAGTAAGAAACCAAGTGTTTTTTGGGTTGGCCACTTCAATATTAAATCCAAGTTTTGAGTTGTCTTCATATATATGATAAAATTCTCTGCCAGATATTAACATATCTCTAAAGGCATCTTCTGATTTTTCTTTTAAATTAAATTCAGCTTTTTGACAAGTAAGAACATGATTGGCCCATTTTTCAGCTATAGAAGTATATGAGTCAAGTTGATCTTTCACTTGTTCCATTGTCATTTGTTCTAGTTGTTCTTCATCAATTTCTTCTCCTGCTATAGCTGCTTTTGAAAGAATTTGTTGTTTTGCTTTATTAATGACATATTCTTGAAGAGTATCTGTTTTAAATTGTAGCTCTTCTGCCTTACTGTCATCATCAAAAGCCTTCACTCTAAATGTATCAGGTCTTTTAGATATTTCACCTACTAATTCATTTACAGGAGTGGTGATAATTGAATACATCTTCACGTATGCAGGAAGTTCTAAATCAGCTGTAAGAACATCTGTAAAACTTCTAACTTCTGGTTCTTGATAGAAATCTTCCATACGAAGAATTCCCTTCATTAAATCATAATTAGGAACAAATGTATCTCTGTTTTTAATGTATTCAGCATATGCTTTATTGGAAAAATAATCCATTGTATTTTTTATCCAACTCTCATCTTTTTTTTCTTCCTCTGTTTTAAACTGATCAGGGAAGATATTGAGGTAAGCGTATCTGATTGTTGCGTCTTTAGTATACCTAATTATAGCCATTATATAAATAATTTGCGTTTGTTATTATTAAACATCCCTGATGATTCAGAGAATAATGTGTTTCTTTTTTTCTTTGTATATAACGATGTTATACGAACATCTTCCTTCACTCCTACAGCTCCATATAGCGGATCCATTTTCATAGCTAGTGCTATGGCAAGTTCTGCTGCTACTAATCTATCTACGTTTAAATCATCATCAAATTGTATAACTTCTTCTAAAAGCATTGGATCTAATATTTTAGTAATACCTTGAATTTCTTTTATTGTATTACCATCATTATCAGTCTCTTTATGTACAATTTCTTCCATGTATTTTTTAATACATCCATGTAGAAATGTTCTAATTTTTTCTGCTGAACGATGTATTCCAAACTCTCTTCTAACTGTTGTATTAGGAACTATTTCTGTAAGCCATTGTGGTTGTCTTTCTAAATAATGTGAGTCTCCTTTTGCAACCATGTAATCAATGAAAGATATTTCATCATTTTCTACAAGCGTTCTAGCATTATAATATTTTATTAAAAGTCTTGCTTGTTCATGCCATTTTGTTTTATCATTTGGTCTGGCAACATAAGAAGCAACAAACATATCTTGATACTTTTCTCCTGTTATAGAGTTCATACGTTTGTATATGTACACAGCACCTAATGAGTCACTATAAGCAGACTTTCCTTGTCTGTAAGGGTCAACTCCGCAGACATATAAACCATATGGAGGATTTTCTATTGGGAATTCATATATAACTACAGGGGCATCTTTGTTTTGTGTTTTTACTGGAAATTCTGTAATAACTAATTTATCAGAAAAACTATGAGAAATAGTTCCTGTTTCATTTAAAAATAATTCTACATTACTTCCTTTAGCTTCTTGAGATTTTAATCTAAATTGATGTCTTTTAGCAAGTTCTATATCAAAATCATTTCTAGTTAAAATTAGAAATGAATCAGAAGCTTTTAATGGCCAATATGCTTTGAATTTTAATATTGTTTTTGGGTTTCCTGATTTAACAGCTTTATCATATTCAATATCCCACCACTCTTCTTTAGCTCTTTCTTCTTCAGATATTAATATTTTTATTTTTTTTAAATCTTCATTTTCTGGAATATCCATTCCAAGATTTACTGTTAAATATTCATATAAAGTTCCTTCTCTTTTAAATGTCATTCTAGCCCTTAAAGCAGAAACAAATCTTCCCATTTTTTTACCAGGAGCTTCTGGATTATCAAACTCTAATGAGTTATAAGAAAAAGGGTTAAAGAAAACTTCCGCTGCTTCTTTTCCTACTTCCATATCTCCACCTGTACCTGTTCTAAAAACTAAACAAGATGGTTTAGAACCACCCCCAGACCACCAACATCCATCACTATCTTTAATACAACCAATTAGATTTTTAATAGTTCCTATTTCATCTATTAAATGGAAAGCTGGACGAGTACCATTAGCAGCCATTGTTTTTGTACCATTCTCATAGTTTCTAACTTTAATAGAAGACATAGAAGATTTAGGGTCAGCTAAATTTGTTTGTTTATTTTTCCATCCTGCAACTATTTCTTTCTTCCAATCAGAAGTAAGTCTTTGTTTTTGGAACATAGGATGTAGATTTAATAATCCATCTTCTATCTTATCTGTAACAAGTTTAATATAGTTTGTTACTCCCCCAGATATAACTACTTCTGAATTAGAAAAAAATGTATATTGCCAACCAGAACAAGACCCTGCAATAATTGATTTACCAAAATCTCTACTTCCCACTAAATCATAAAATTTCCCTTCTATATCACACCTTTCTAAATCATTAAATATATCCCAGTCTATATCCCTTAATATAGGAGTTATTATTTCTCTTATTTTTCTAGTTTCTTTTCCAACCTTTCTTTCAGTGTAAGCAGCAATACTCCAATAAACTGTATGAAAGTATAATCTTCCTGGAATATGTACTCCCCCTATATCAAAACCATGTATGCATCTTTGTTTTTCTTTTCTCCAATATTCAGTAAAAATATTCATTACCTCTAAATCAGAAGGATCATAGAGGGGTTCCTTTTGATTAGGAAACCAAATATTTTTTGTGTTTTTTTGGTACATAATTATATATCTCCAGCTTCAATTGGGGAAAGAGTTTGTTGTCCTCTAACTAAAGTTTGTTTAGCTTCTTCTTTTTCTCTTAATTTATCTACCACTTCTAGTAATTGAAGATATTTAGTTAGTGTATCTTGTACACATTTAATTTGAGATTCTGCTGTAGCTGTAACTACGTGTGCATATCCACCCTTAGGCATTTCTTTTTTACCCCATCTATCCTGTATTTGGTCTACAGGATTTGATTCTATATAATCTCTCCATTGCTGAAGACTTTTTTCTGCAAATTCTAATTCTGCAGATATATAATTATTTTTCTTTATTGCCATTATGTAGTTTATTCTTCCTCTAACAAATCTTCTGAGGAAAGGTTCATTGAATTTTTTATTATGTCTTCTATTTCATCTTCATGATGAGCATCTATGTTTAATTCTATTTCATATTTTTGTAGAGAGAAGAATAATGCTCTATCTGAAATTCCCCAAACATCAGAACCATCTAATGCTGTAGAAAGATGTTTTCCCATATTATGAGAGGGATGAGCTTTACGTATTCTCTCTAGTATTTGTAGAATTTGTTTATAATAATTTGGTTTTTGCATAATGTTTATA